AACCTTAACAAGGAAAAATTTGTAAAAACTCTAAAGTTATTGATTATGCGTAAGAACACAGTCGTTACAGTCAATGAAGGTAACTCAATCTCAGATTTAAAAGGTTATGTGTATAAGCATTTTGGCTCATCTTTCAATCTTGTGTGTGGAGCGTTCTTAAAGCGTAAAGGTGTTAAAACTTATGATAATGAAAATTATGAGAAAGCTATCAAGGAATTTTCAGACTATACAGCAAGAAGATTTGAAGATAAAATCAAGGAAATTAACCCTAATCTAAAGAAATTTACATACAAGTCTATGGTAAAAGATTATTTTGGACTTGACCTAAAAGAAGGAAACAATGCACCAAAACTAGCTAAACAGCTCAAAAAAGCAGGAATTTCTTATACTGATGAAGAAATCAGACACTTTGGAGAGGTTCAAAAATGGTGGAATAACTGGTATAATGCCAATGATTATTCAACTATCAAGGAAAACAATTTCCGTTGTAGAGATTTATGGATTGACACAAAAGATTTTGAAATTCCAATTATTGTTGACGATTGGTCGTTCAATGATTCATGTAATAAGTCTAACAGCTCAGCAGGAGCAGATACTCACTTAATTTTAAAACACTTAGGATTTAATTTCTTAAAAGGATATTCAACCTATACTGTAAATGGTGGTTATTATCTCAAACCATCTATGAGAACTTACTATTATAAATATGGTAATGATTTAGGTCATGCAGGAACTTATGCAGACTTTGAAGGAACAAGAGCTAAAGCTTGTTATGAATTTACTACAGTCCTTTTGTGTATCATGTTTGGTAAGAAGGTAAATGATTTTTCACAAGTTGGAGGTATGCCTATTACATGTGATAAAGTCAATAAAGAAGGTATTGACGGATATTTCTCATTTTGGGCTAATCAAGCAGAAAATGACTATTCAAAATATGGAACAGACAGTGATATTTTTTCTGATATGGATACTAGCCTATTCTATGAGTATATTGAAAATGAGTTACCTTTACGATTTGTGCTAGATAACATTAACTCAGAATTAAGAGCAATGATTAAATACAAGATGAGTTCTTATGCAGGACATGAACTTAGAAAAGAAAAATTTAGCAGTAATTTAGCTAAAAAATTAGAAAATGTAATTAAAGGAGAATAAGAATGAAACAAGTTTACAATTTTATTGATGTATTGACAAAAACTCAAAGTGAAATGATGGAATGGTTACCTGAAATTTTATCAAGTTATGGTTATCAAGTTACTGTAACTGACTATATGATAAAGGCTATCAGTTCATTAGAAAATCAAGTATGTTTGGTAGCTCACCTAGATACTATTAACACAAAAGATTATGATACTGGTTTTGATAGATATGGTTATATGTACACAAAAACAGAATTGACTGAAAAAGAAAAAACACCTACAGTTAAGGATATTCTTGTTACTGAAAAGTATATTTTGCTTAATCCTGAACACAATGAAAATATTGACTGTTTAGGAGCAGATGACCGTGTAGGAGTTAAAACTATCCTAGATATTCTTTCAATGGGTCTTAGACCTCATATTCTCTTCACTACAGACGAAGAAATAGGTTGTGTAGGTTCTCGTAAGGCAGTAGAGGAAAACTCGTTAGAAGAGCTAAGAGAGGCTTCTATGCTTATCCAAATTGACCGTGGAGTTCATGAAGACTCATGGCATGAAATGGTAACCTATAGTTTTGAACCTAATAGCCATCCTGAAATTTTTGAGGAATTAGGGAAAACATTTACTATGGCAACTGGTTCTTACACTGATGTTGCTGTATTATGTAGCTATCTAAACAAACCTATTGTGAATGTATCAGCTAGCTATAAGAATGAGCATCATACAGATGAATTTATCAATCTAGAAGCTTATGATTATAACACAAAAGGTCTAATCAAGTTTATCAAATGGGCTATCCAACAAGACACAAGTGACTGGAAGTATGTAGCTAAGTATGTTCCTAAACCTAAACCTGTAACTACTGATACTGGATATTCAGGAGCTAAGTTCTTAAAAGTTCCATCATTAGGTGAAAGACGTACCTCTTTATATAAGGAAACTGGTGAGTTTGCATCAGCAGAAGAATATCTAGATGCTATGAACCAATCACCACTAAACAGCCCTATCTCAATCTATAATAGCTTTATTAAAGCAGGATACACAGAAGATGAGTTATTGTGCTATCTTGATGAAGCCTATGGAATGGGTGCTACATTCAAGTCATATCCTGAGTTGTCTTATATCCTTAAAGGTTATCTAGTTCCTGATACTTTTGATGATAGTGAGGTATAACAAAAAAAGATAGCCCTGATTTGGGCTATCCTTTGGTGTTCTGTACTAAGTATATAATACCATAGTATAGGTTATAGGTCAAGTAAAGAAACTTAAAAATTTTGCTTATGTACCTTTTTGGTGGTAATAATACTTTACCTAATAATATATAATAGACTATAGGTAATAGGTATATAATAGACTAATAGTATTATAAGCATAAATTATAAAAAATTTTAAAAAGGTATTGTAATGTCAAAAGTTTTGTGGTAGAATGTATTTAACAATAACATTAAGAGGTGTGTTCATGTACTTTAAAGTTTATTTAAACTTTTTCCATAGTGACAAATTGAAAAATCTTATGGATATTTACCTTTACTCTTTCCTTTGTGGATTTAACGAAGAAGGTAAAGACTATATCTATTCTCACTACACAAATTCACAACTAGTTGATATTTTTGGCTGTAGCTCTCCTACTGTGTCAAACTCAATCACAAGATTAGAGAAGTTAGGCTTAGTGACTAGAATTGAAAAAAGTGGATTTAGCAAGAAAACTTTTGACTTTTACTGTAAACGTACTCTAAAGGTAGATACTAGATACTATAAAGAATTAAGTAATGAAGATTATATCTATATCCAAAGTCATTGGCTTACTGAATGGAAATTGCCTTTAAGAGCAGTTCAGTTATTAGGCATTTTCAACTCAACCTATTTTAAATGTGGAAAAGCAGATATTCTTGAAACAACTTATCAAGATATTATGTACACAATGGGTAATGTCAATTATCGAACTTATATCAATAACCTAAACTTACTTAAGGACTTAGGGCTTATTGAAGAAGTTACACCTAAGAATAGTCACAAGAAGGTTTTTAAGCTGACAGTAAAGTTGATTGATGATGCTATGGATTTTGAGGAAATCCTTGTCAATAATGATTACACACAAGTAGCATCTGAAAAGTCTAATACATTTATTTCTTGGGTTAGACGTTACCTAAGTAAGAATACCAATGAAAAGCTAAGTGCATTTATTTTAGATGCTAGAGGTAAGATAGTTCACAAGACTTTAGAGCCTTTGTGGAAAGCATTTAATTTCTATGAGAGACTTTCCATAAGAGCCTCAATACCTTATGATGCAGACCATAGAGCAGGATATTTTGTACAGGGAGGAATTTAGTGACAAAAGCAAACAAGTTTATTACACTTTTACAAAGGAATTTTGGTGAGAAAGACCTTGTGAACTTTGGTGTAAATAAGAAATTTTACCTAGAAAGAAAGGTAAAAGAAGACCCTGAATTTAAAGATAGATTTTCAAGAGACTTTGAACAATCTAAGCATTTTGTAAAGCATATTGGCTCACAAGTTAAGGCTTTACGTGATAAGTATGACCTTTATATATCATTTACACCTACAGGTGGTAAAGAGCGTAAAAAGACTAATGCAGAAGATACTTATATCATTGCACAAGATATTGATGGAGCACCTATTCCTACAGATTTACCTCCTAGTTACTATTGGGAAACAAGTCCTAACAAGTATCAAGGGGTATGGATTTTAGACAATAAGGTAAACCCACAAGAACATGAGATTTTGTGTAGAAAGCTTGTGAATAAGTATGGCTTTGACCCTTGTGGAGTTGATATTGTTCACCTTTACCGTATTCCAGGAAGTGTAAACCATAAATACGCTACAGACTTTAAGGTAAGTGGCATGAAGGGTGAAGGTACAGTTTATCGTAAACGTGACTTTATGAAAGCACTAGAAGATGTAGATATAACTAAAAGCTCTATTGTGAGTTCAGACCCTATTGAGTTTAAGTTGTATGACCTAGATGTTTTATTAGAAAAGTATAACGTAACTAAACAATTCACACACAAGATGGCTGTTGACCGTTCTGAATGGGCTTGGAACTTAGAACGTAAAATGATTATGAATGGTGCAAGTAAGGAAGAGGTAAAATTTGTCCTACTAAGTGCACCTAATGATAAAGCTAAGTTCACAGATGAGACAGTAGATGCAGAAGTAAATAGAGCTTTTGCTAAGATACAAAGTACAGAGGAAGAACCAGAGGAAGAAACACCTACATACACTAAGCTAAGTAAGAAGTTTAAGATTGAGGAAAAAGGTGGAAAATCTATCCGTTCTGTAACAAAGAATGGTAAGAAAAGAAGTTCCTCAATTAACATTGTACGTGTTGATGATATTGAACCTTTTGACCCTACAGATTTTTGGCTTATTGAAGACTTTTGGGAAAATAGCTCTGTAGGTATTATTGGAGCACCTTCTAAGTCATTCAAGTCTACCTTTGCTCTAAACCTAGCTTGTGCTGTAGCTACAGGTAAGCCTTTTGATGGTAGGAAGGTTAAGCAAGGAGCAGTTCTAATATTACAAGGTGAGAATAACTTGTCTATGGAACAGCATAAGATTTATGCGATTACAGGATGTGAAACACCTCCTCCTATCTACTTTGTGGATGATAATATCAACATGGAGCATATCTATAGACTGGTAAATGATATTAGGGAATTAGAGATTAAGCTTCTAATCATTGACCCTATGTACCTGCTATTTGGTAATGGAGATATTAACAGGCATCAGGATATTGTTGAAAGACTAGAAACACTTACTAGGTTATCTAAGGAAACAGGATGTGCTATAATGCTTATCCATCACAGTAGAAAGCTAGAACGTGGAGCTAAAATACAAACCTCAGATATGTATGGTTCAGCCTTTATTGAAGGTTGGTATGAGTCTATGATACTTCTACAAAGAAAGACTAATAACTCAAGTAGATTGACTACATACTTCCGTAATCACAAGTCAGGTGATGTATATAACCTTGTGGTAGATGATAATATGGGCTGTAAAGTATATTCACGTAAAGATGAAAGTGCCTATGACACAAATGAAACTAAGCTATCTGTGGTTAAGTCTAAGGAGAAAGAAAATGAGTAAGAAAGCATATTTATATAAACTCCCTTCTTGGTATGAGAAAAACTTGCAAGAGTCAAACTCAGATGCTTATAAGGTATTTATTAGACTACTGAATAAGGATATGGAGCTTAAGGATATGTGCATAAATGAATATGTATATAGGTTCATAGCTGATGGTAGCAGAAGAAATGCTGTTGTAGGTAGTATGAGGAAAAAGAGATTGCCTCCTACTTACATTATTCATAAGTTTCCATTTTTAACAGAGGAAGAGGTTACTTGGTTAGAGTGGTTTTCTGTAAATACAACAAATGGTATAACAAGGTATAAGAATAGGGAAGATTATAAAATCCTTATTGAAAAGTATCTTGACAAAGAAGAGCCTTTTAGACCTGATATATTCATTGACTGTGAAGAAATAGAAGATGAAGAGGTAATGATAAAAAGGAATAAGCCTAGAAGAAACGCATCTAGAAGATACTATCTAGAGAGAGCTTGGATACTAGGTGTGTAAGGAGGTAAATAAGTGCTTAATACTATCAACACAGAAAAGCCTTTGTGTTTAGATATTGAGACTAAAGGGCTTGATAGACATAGACATGATATAACCTCAATACAGCTAGGTTACACAAGCAATGAAGATGGTAAGTTTACTAGGAAGTTCTTTGATTGGAATAAGCTAGGTAAGAAAAGACAGATACTATTGATGAAAAAGCTCAAAGAGTGTAAGCTAGTAACTCACAATGGTAAGTTTGACTTGCTATTCCTTTATGAGAAAACAGGTATATCCTTAAACTTATGGGTAGATACATTAGTATTAGCTCATATCTGTGGAGAGGAAGACCTTACCCTTAAAGGACTTACTAGGAAGTATTTCCATGTAGACTATGATATTTCAAAACAATCTAAGACTGGTATTATCACAGAAGAGCTTAAAAGTTATGCCTTAGATGATGTTCTTTACCCTATGAAACTTATGAAAATTTTCAGAAAGAAGGTAGAGAAAGAAGATTTACTTAAGGTATTCAAGCATGAAATGAGAGCCTATAAGGCATACTATGAGATTGAAAAAGGTGGAGTACCTATTAGTCTTAAACGACATGAGGTATTAGAAAAGCTACAGAATGATTTAAGACCCTTTAAGGAAAAACTCCTATTCTATGGAGGTATTAACTGGAACTCAAATGAACAAGTTGCAAGCATCTTATTCACAAAGAAAGATAAACCTGTGTATAGACAAGACGGTGAGAGGTTAGACGATACATTCAAGGTTAATGAGAAAACAGTTGATGGTAAGTCCATAGAACTAGGAGAATTTCCTACAAGGAAGGAAGCAAACTTATTCAAAAAGCAATATCTAGAGGATAACCCTTATACCTATAAATTAAGTGTAAATTTACAAAAACACTTTAAGCCTACAATTATTGGTTACGGTCAAGGACTTAAGGTATTAGAGCGTACTGATAAAGGAGCACCATCTGTAGGTATTGATACTCTTTCTAAATACGTAGGTAATGATTGTGTTGACACTTTACTTGAATATAAACGTATATCTAAATTGATTACATTTATTGAGTCGTGGGAGAAATTGCAAGTAAATGATAGAATTTACCCTAGCTTTAATATTACAGCTAGAACAGGAAGGACAACCTGTAAAAACCCAAACCTTGAAATAAGCTGAGGGTTTGTAAAACCTTGTGAAAACGGTGAACGCTGAGATGCCAATACCGTGCCAAGCCTAGTTGAGATACTAGGAAGGTGTAACGACTAAGAAATGCCAAGAGCAGAGTAACACGAGCGCAAGGGTTGGTTTTATAACCAATAAGAGATAGTCTGAGCTTGTAGGAAGTGAACTACAAGAACTATAGGATAAAGAGCCTATAGGATAACAGGGCAAGTCAGCAATGCCCACAAGACAGTTATGTACGTAATCTGATTGAAGCTAGACCTGGTTGGAAGCTAGCAGAAATTGACTTCTCACAGATTGAACTACGTGTGGCTAGTTGGTTCTCAGGTGATGCTAATATGCAACATGCTTATAACTCAGGTAGTGACTTACATAGTAAGACTACAGAGTTATTGTTTGGAGATACTAGTTCACTTAGTCCAGAAGAGCAAAAGAGAAAACGTACTCAGAGTAAGAGTATGAACTTTGGCTTCCTCTATGGTATGATGGCTAAGACTTTTATAGATTATGCTATAGGATATGGACTTAACCTTACTCAAGAGGAAAGTGAAAAACTTCGTGAGAACTTCTTTAATGCCTATCCTACACTTCTTTCATGGCATGAAGAGTGTAAGGACTATGCAAAAACTTATGGGTATATCAAATCACCTATTGGAAGAAAAAGATGGTTTCCTAATATCCACAGTAGTAACTTTGCTTTACGTTCAGCAGATGAACGACAATCAATTAACTCAGGAGTGCAAGGCTTTGCATCTGACCTATGTATTAGTGCTATTGCAGACATAGTGTTCAGTAAAGAGCTAGACCACTCTAGGTTCAATGTTTTAGGTTCTGTGCATGATGCCATCTTGTTTGAAATTAAAGATGATTATGTAGATGAGCTTGTTCCTGTACTAAAAGAAATGATGGAAAATCCTTCAATCTTAGAAGGACTTGAGAAGCCTATACCTATTATCGCAGATGTAGAGGTTTCTCAATGTTGGGGAGGACATTGATGCACTTGTATGATAAACCTGCATATACTAAAGAGGAATACAGACAGCTTAGAGCACTTAATAGAGAGTGCTTTAAACTAGACCCTGAAAAGTATATACAAAATCAGATAGACTATGACCCTTGCTATGAGATAGGGGTAGAAGGTAATGAATATGTATTAGCTTTATTTATAAAAGGTATTAGGTATATTAACAGAGAGTATAAGTTAAGATTACCTCAATTCCCTAGTTATGATGAAATGTATAAGCTAAACTTTAAGCTTCCTGCTAAAATAGACTTTGCTGTAAAGTATATGGTAGCAGTTACTCACCTAAAGACACAGTATGTATCACACAATATAGCGTTTACTTATAGTGTTGGTGATGAGAGAGAGCAACTAATCATTCACTACCCTTCTCATAATGAGGAAACAGAAAAGCTTGCTAGATATATCATCAGAAATGGATATAGAGAGCATGTTTATAGTTGATGAATACTTTGATGGAAAATTGGTAAATGAACATAAGTTCTTTACTAGTGAAGGAGCTATAAAGTTCTATGAAAGAGCTTTTGAATTGACTAAGAAGACCTACTTTGTAAGGTATGAATATAGAGGTTTTATAAATGGTAACAAACACTAACAGTTCTGTAGGTATCACAGAAGACATTATCACAAACATTATGCACTTAGGAGCTAGTGAATATCACTTAGAAATCCTTGTGCGTAAGTATGAAGACCAAATTAAATATTGGTATAAGCAAGGTCAGGAAGACCAAACAGAAGAAGATAGAATTGCTGTGTATGATATTAAAGAAAAGGTAGGTCAAACTACTATGGTATTACAGCAAGTCACACAAGAGCGTAGGAAGGCTATGGAGCTTCTTAAAAAGCAAGCCAATGATTTTGGTAACCCTGACATGTGGTGCTTGTTAAAACACGTCCTGGTGGCTGTAATCACGTCCTTTGAAGCTTGGCAAGTAGATTTAGCTAATGATGTTGTTAAGCATATTTTCTTAGAGCAATCTAGAGTGGCTAATCAGGTAATTGCACTATTTTTAGGGTATGAAGTTACTCCATGTAGTGCTTGTTTGACAGACCAACTCAAGGAAGATGGGAAATAATTAAAATTTTTTAATTATTTCTCAATTTTTCTATTGACAATTATCTGAAAGTGGTGTACATTAGTATATAGAAAGGAGATAACATGAAAGAAAAGTTACTCAAAAGCTTAGAAACTATGACTAAAGCTGAGCTATGTAAGGAAATCGGTATTTCATTTAATACACTGAACAAGTTTTTGTCAGAAGATTATTCAACAATTAGGTCAAATTCCATTGATAAAGTAAAAGATTATTATGCTGATTATTATAAGGAAGCAAAAGAAGAAGAATTAAAGCAAAGACTTGAAAATAAAATAGATACCTCAAATAAAACAGTGGATAATAGTGTAAGTTATATTTCAGTAAAGATTGATATTCCAAAGTTAAACAAAGATGAAGCTTCTTTTGTAGATACTCTTAATAAAGGAGATATGGTAGAAAAGATAGGCTCTTTAGGGTATATAAACTATGTGTTAAAGAGCAAGTCTAGGTCATTTATCTATTGGAGAAGTGTTCTTATGAAGGATAGAAGCTATAGTGATATTGACGATATGGTTGATAGACTATCTAGAGCAGTATTATGCTCTGCTTATACTCTTGATGAGGAAAAAGAACTTTGTCAGATTAAACTACCTTCTGAGCATTATCTGTGTAAGTATAATAATGGAGATATTGGTTGGTCTGTAGAACCTAATAAATTTACTGTTGTATCCACTAGAGAGGATTTAGAGGAGAAATACCCTGAATACTCAAGCTTTATTGTTGAAAAACAAAAAGAAGAAAAAGTAAAAAGAGGTTTTACAATAAATGAACGTACTAGGTAAACGAATTAGAGAACTACGTATCTCAGAAGGAATGACACAAATGCAGTTAGCAAGACGTATGGGTTATATTGGAAACTCTAGAATTGCTAGTTGGGAAAAAGGTGAAAATATTCCTTCACCATCTAACTTAAAAAGACTATCTCAGATTTTTGAAGTAGACTTATTTGAATATATAAACGATAGCATTCCTACTATAGACATTAGCATTGCTAGAGCTATCAAGGAATGTAAGAAAAACAACTTAGGTGTTGTTGATACAGTAAAGGAACTAGATGATGAAGGACTTATCACAAAAGAAAATGAAAAAGATGTACTTAAAGCTGTTCTTTTTGGTAAATGGGTTACTGACATTGGTAGCAACTATAGTGATTTGTCTAAGTTGGACTAGAATAAATACTTTAGATAATGAAGTTAAAAAGCTACGTAAAGAGCTTAACACAGAGCGTACACAAAGAACTAGTGCTGATTACTCTATAGGTAGTAGATTTGATACTATTATAGGTTATTTGACTAACAGATAAGGAGATTTGTTATGGCAAAAGGTGAAATTACACTTAAGCAAGTGCTAAATAAGATTAAGGATATGGACGAGAAGCATAAAGTTGAATGGGTATATTCATTACTTAAAGAGTTTGGTAGTGAGGTTACCTCTAAGCTATACCATGAAGGTTATGAACAAGGTAAGTTTGATGAAGCTATCAAGTCCAGTACACCACAAGTTGAAATTCCTGATTATGTAGGATATTGGCTTGAATACTGTAAAGCAACTAATGTTGGTATGATAAATGCTACGTATGTTAGTCAGTGTCACTTAAATAACTATGCTAGAATGTCAGATGCTAGTAAGTTAAGAACATATTTTGTATCAGATAAAAACCAAGAGAATTTTTTAAGTGCTTGGTTGAATGGTTACGCTGTTAAAAATGAAAAGTATTACTTTGTAGCTGTTCCTGTAGGTAGAGGTTATTACAAGCGAGTTACAGTATATAGTGACTATACACTAGGACTAGGTGACCATAATTATATGTCATTAGATAAGTTAAAACAACATTCAAGACAAGCATGTTACCAGATTACAGAGGATATGATTAAAGAGTCTTCTTTAGCATGGGCTTGGCAATTTGCTAAAGAATTGGAGGACTACTAATGAGATTTAGTGTATCACGATTGAATACTTACCTAGAAAATCCTTGGGAACATTGGTGTAAGTATATTGCAGAATATAAAGAACTACCTGACCCTGAACGTACTAAGTACATGGATAGAGGTACTATCTTCCATACAGCTATGGAGATTATGGCAGACCACAAAGGAGAGCTTACTGAGGAAAAGGTTAAGCATCTAGCACTATCTGTGCATGAACATTCACCTTTCTCTGATGAAGCAAGAATGACAGGTCTATTGGCTATTGAGCGTTACCTAAGTAGTGGAGAGACTGTAGACTTCTCTAAGGTTATTGAGACTGAGAAGGAGATTGAAGTTGACCTACCTAACGGACATGAGTTCATTGGCTATATAGATGCTGTGATTGATAATGGTGATGGTACTGTGTCTTTAATTGACTATAAGACCTATAGTGAAGCACCACAAGTAGATAAACTTAAGTATAGCCTACAAGCAAACATGTATATGCAGGTTATGACTAACCTAGGATATAAGGTTAAAGACTTTTCTTTTGAGTGTGTAAACCCTAAAGAGAAGCTTGTTGGAAGAGCCTATAGAGTTAAGCATATCAAGTTTAACTATAATCAATATCGTTGTGAGGACATGTATGAGCAATTTTGTGAATTATCTTCAATGATTGCTAAAAATCCTGATTTACGATTATATATTCCCCCAACAAAACGTCAACCTAATGTCTATGATTACCTTTATAAAGTGTATATTGGTGACGTTACAGAAGACCTTGATGAATTTATTGAAAAAAATTTCAAAAAAGTTTAAAAAAGGTATTGACAAAGTAACACGTTTTTTATAAACTTATTATGTGGTGGTAGAGAAAATCACAATAAACCCTCTACAGAAATATTTTAAGGAGGTTGGCATTATGGCTAACAATACAAAACTACTAGTTGCTCTTGCACAAGCATTAGGAATTGACTTTCCTGGTGTAACTCAAACACAAGAAGAAGTTAAAGCTCCTTCTGAACCACGTTATGTTATCTACATTGGTAAGAAACCACGTAATGTAAAAGCTCCTTACATTGCTATCAATGCTAATGGAGAACTTTCAGGGTTCACAGAAGAAGCAGATGTACTTGGTAAAGGTACTGATAAAGTAGGTAAGTTCACAATGACTGAAATTGAAGAGAATTTCCCTCAATTCAATCATGAAGCTTTCCTAGTTAAAGTAGAAGACTAATTTAGGAGAGGGCTACATAGTTAGTCTGTGTATCCTTTAATTTATATGAAATGTAAAATTTTTGAAGCTAGTAATAGGTTCTATCTTGAGGAACAAATAAATAAATTTATAGCAGATAAAGAAGTAAGTATTTCTTTTTCTACTAGTACAGTAGGCTACTCTACATTTTATACTGCTATTGTTTATTGGGAAGAGTATGATGGTTAAATTTATTTGGGCACAAGACAGTAATGGTTTGATTGGAGATAAAGGTAAATTGCCTTGGTCTAATAAGTCAGACTTGAACTTCTTTAAAAACCAAACAACTGGTGGAATTATTGTTATGGGTCATAATACATGGAAATCCATTGGAAGCACTCCTTTGAAGAACAGAATTAACATTGTTCTTACATCTAAAGATGAGATTGAAGGATATGATGATGAGAATGTGTATATTGCTCATTCAGTTAAAGAGGTAATTGACTTCTATGAAGAAAGTGATAAAGACCTTTGGGTAATTGGTGGAGCTAATGTATTCTCACAATTTGAACCATACTGTAAGGAAGCTGTAGTGAGTTATATTGAAGGTGACTTTAAGGGAGATATTTATTATAATGGTCTTTTAGATAAACTCATAGATGAAAATATTGTAGTAACAATGAAAGGTGAAGGCTTCCTAGTGAAGCACTATAGGTTTAGAAAATGACACAGGATTTTGGTCTTAGTATTTTTCTACTAGCTGTGACTTTAGTTATGCTTTGTATTCAGCTTTATAAGAACCACAAGCTTGAGGAAGAAGTTGAATTGTTTAAACAGTCTAACAAGTATCTAGAGGATAGAATTGCTAAACGTGATAGAGAAGGTGAGAGAGACTTCAAAGACCTTGTTGCAGGTATTGATGGAGTATCATCTGTGTCACTATCATCTAAGCGTTATGTAGAGCTTCTAAGAGCTGAGAATGACTTAATTGAGCTTAAGCTAAAAGTCAAGGAGGTAGGTAATGGATAGCAATACAGTTAGCGTTCTTAAGGATTTACTCTTAGTCTTACTTGTACTAGGTCTTGTTTACCTAGATAGGAGTAATAAGAAATGAGTGAAGATATTGTAAACCCTAAACGATACACACAGAATAGATTACAGTGTTGGGATTTTTGGGTAAGAGCAGGTCTTGACCCTTTGATAGCTTGTGCTGTTAAATATGTTTGGAGATATAAGTATAAAAATGGAATTGATGATTTACTTAAAGCAAAAGTATTCCTAGATAAAGCTATCTCAACATTTATTGAAACTAATGATTTATATTTCTCAGGAAAGTTCTACCTACTATCTAAACTAGAGGTAGAGGACTTATCAGAGAAACAATTCATGTTTATGCAAAGAGCTACACATACTACAAAGACAGAAAATTACCTATACTACTGTACACAAATGAAGTATTTACTGGATGAATTGATTGATGATGAGAGGATAAAGGAGAGTAAATTAAGTGACTAAACTTGAATTATTATACACAATGTTAGCATTTTTATTCTTAGTTGTTATCTCTTTTGACCTATACTATTATTTTGTAAAGGACAAAAAGGTAATCTTACTTAAATATAAGAATAGTGATGTTAGCCCTATTAAGGACTTAAGTATTGGTGATTGGATTGACCTAGCATCTAATACAAAAGTTACTTACAAGAAAGGTGACACTGTAGTTATTGACTTTGGTGTTGCTATGGAACTTCCTAAAGGTTATGAAGCTCACTTACTTCCTCGCTCAAGCACTTTCCAAAATACAGGACTATTGCTCACAAACAGTATGGGAATTATTGATAACTCTTTCTGTGGTGATAATGATTATTGGGGAGCTAAGTTCTATGCAACTAAAGATGGTAGTGTAGAAAAAGGACAAAGGCTTTGCCAATTTAGAATTACTAAAAACCAACCTGATGTTAGTATTGTTGAAGTAGATGTACTAGGTAATACTGATAGAGGTGGTTATGGTTCAACAGGAAAATAAAGGAGATAAAATGAAAATCAAAAAACTTACACAAGTCCGATTACATACCTTAACAGTATTGTATGGTAAACCTGGTAGTTCAAAGACTACATTTATTAACTCTCTTCCAGGAAATGTTCTTATCCTAGACACAGATAAAGGATTAGCTTCTGTGTCACAAGATGAGCGTTTCTCTGTAGCAGAGTGTTCTACATGGGATGATGTATTAGAAGCATTATCTTATGCAAAAGACTATGATAGTATTGCTATCGACCACATGACTAATGTTCAAGAGCTTTGTTATAAAGACTTGATGAAGTCAGCTAACTCTAAGAAAATGACTTTACCTATGTATGGTGATGCAAATACACGTTTGAAAGCCCTTATTGATGAGCTTGTAAGCCTTTCTTATGAAGGTAAGAATGTGTATGTAATCTGTCAAGAGAAGTCTATCAACATTGAAGATGTTGTAGATGAAGATGTACCTGCTCAAGTTATTCCTAACCTTATGCCTTCACTAGCTAGTCACTTGACAGCATCAGCACGTATTATCGGTCATACTGAGCGTGTAACTAAGTCTAAGGTAGTTAAAGGTGAAAAGAAGGTAAAAGACTTCTACCAAGTACGATTAGCAGGAAACCCTATTTATACACTTAAGGTAACACGAAAACCTGACCTAGCAATCCCTGATACTATCACTAATGCAACATGGGAATTATTAGTAGGTCTTACTGATGGAACAACACAAGCTAAACTAAAAGGAGATAAGGAATAATGTCAGTTATCAAAATTAAACCACAAGAAAAAACAGAAGTTGCTTACAAAGCAGGACGATATGAAGCTCTAATTCAGGGAGTAACTCAAAAGATTTCTAAGACATCAGGTCTAGATATGTTGGAAATTGTATTCAAAGGAGAGTTTGGTAAGAGTGCTCCTAAGACAATTACAGGACGTATCGTTGACAACAACATTGGACGTGAACAACTATATGCTATCTTAAAAGCATGTGGTATGGAGCATGAAGAAGAAGTTGAAGAGTCAGAATTGGAAGGTAAGTATGTTGGTATTGTTATCTCAGAAGGTGAGCCTTACAATGACAAACCTACTTGGAATGTAACAAGCTACTTCACACTTGAAGATGCAGATGAGGAAGAGTCAGACGAAGCTGATGATGAAGATGATGATTGGTCTGATGCAGAATAATCAGAAGAGAGTATAGCTTAATTGCTATTTCTCTCATAGAGGTAATAAATACATTATGTCTAGGTTGTTTTTTATGTGTTTTATACAGTTCCCTACAGATATATAGATTTGTTACTTCCATGAGGGAATATCTCTCTTTGGCATGAATGTCATATGATTATTTTCCTTTCTGTGGGAGGAGTTTTCCATTGCTCCTTCCTAAGTGTGTATAGTGCTTTTAGTTCATATTGCCCCTACAACCTTTTTGTAAATCCTTTCTATACATCTATTTTACTAGCAACTGCACTATACATACCTAGGAGGAAGAAATGACAATTACCTTAGAAAATTTCAAAGACTACGTACTTTTACGTAGGGATGCTTTTGAATATAAATATGGTCTAAAAGACCTTAAGAGAAAACCATTAACAAGAAAACATTACCCTAATAACTTAAAGTACCTAGATGCAACTTCACAACTAATCATTAGGACTATGAATAACCATCCAGTACCTTTAAGAGATAAGCTTATCACTATACTAGCCTATAGAATGGTAGGTGATAGTAGTGTTGTAAGAAGATACACAAATAGTAAAGGTGTATTATCTTTAGTAGAGCTTGATAAACTAGCAAACTACTTGAATAGAGAAACTACTTCACTCATAAATAGATACTCTACTCCACTAACAAGAACAGGCATAACTGGACTTTCTAGAGGAGATTTTCTACTTGCTGTGACTTGTGACTTTTTAGATAAGCTTCCTAAGGATAATTTCTACAAGTGGAAGACTTCTGAAATTGCTAGACAGTTCATTGAGTTTGAAAATGTATATGGAATTAAGTATTTTATGGCTTACCAGTTAGCTTCTGACATTAGTTATATCAATGAACTAGAGGTAAAGGTAGACTTTATCAAGTGTGTACCTGAAAGTGCTAGAGAAATGTTCTCTATGATTACAGGTCAGACTTTTAGGGTAGAGAAATATGAAAAGTTCACAGAGGAAATCATGGCATGGTACTGTGAGCAGACATTCCTAGATAATAAGGAAAGACTTATACTACCTCATGATGTTACACAGATGCTATTAGGGTATAGGCTCTATTCATTTGACAGAGGAGGAGTTATCTCTAGGTTTAGAGAAGATAAAAAGGCTAAGAGTAGAATTAGTGGAATTGTGATTGCAAGGAGTATGTATGACTACTACAAATAAAATATGGGTACTTAAGAGAATAGACGAATTAGGTAACTGCTATCACACAGTGGAAGTAGACAACTACATACTGCGAAACAGGTTCATTAGAGAATGGATTGGTGATGATAGAAACTATACTAAGACTAATGAAGATGATGTGTCAATCATTTTGAAGAGAAATGGAGAGGAGTTATGGTACTATGAAATCAGAGGAGAAGACTATTAGTCCTGAGTATGCTTCTGACAAGTATATAGAGCTAGAGAAACAGCATATTGAACTAGGTAATGCTATAGCTTCAACTAGAAATCTTCAAAGACAGAAGAAACTTAGGAGACAAAGAAAGTTAATTAGAGCTGAACAGAATTTACTATATCCCTATATGGTAGGTACTGGTTATGTAACTTACACAGAAAAACAGCTTAAGCTTAAGGGCAATCAAGCTCTATATGGAAGATATGTAAGAGGTAATAAAAAATGATAGATTATGGTGTTATTAGTACGTATGAGCTAGATACAGGTTTTCATGGATATAAGTTTAATATTGAAGGCTATGGAATGATAGACGATATTAACGGAATAGAGATAGGTCATGGATGCCTTGTGTCACTATCCTTTAAAAACTCATTCTTTACCTCTTATGTATTCATTGCAGATAAACCTGTATTAGATACTAGGTCAATAACAGAAGACAAATACCTTTTCCATAAAGGAGCATTTAAAGATGAAAGAGCAGAAGGTAGATGTTGGTTTGTGGATGCAATTAAAGAGGTTGATGGAATTATCTATACTACCTATGGAGGAATGTTTCACAAGAAACATGTGGTAAAAGGAGTAGTTGTATGATTACTACTGAGGAGATAAACAATCTACTATTATCAGGTGAGGTTGACTATATTAGAAAAGCTTTTCTAAAAGAAAGACTTGTGAGTGGTTACTATGTTGCTGTTAAAGATCATAAGTATGACTTATTCATTAGTGATAGACCTAGTCTGTTACTTCATTCAGGAGGGAAAATGTTAAAAAGGCATAACCCTTACATTGATAGATGCTATTATGTAATTCCTAGTCATGTTAAATTTGACCCTATAGGTCTAAAAGTATAAAAAGAAAAGAGCCAATTAAGGCTCTTTTTATTTTAACAATTACAGTCTGACTTAGGAACTTCTGTAAACTTGAGACAGTCAGGTAAATCTTTTCCTTCAATTACAGGAACATATTCTACCTTGAATTGGTGTAATCTGAATACACCACTTGCAGTATTTTCAGGAACAACCCTTACTTTAATATGTTGACCTGCAGGAACGATAAGAGTATCTGACATTTCCATAGCTCCATCAGTAACACCAGTCATTTGCCAGTGAACTGAACGTTGCTTAAGCATATCATTGGTGTAAGACTCTCCACTATGATATACCACAAATTGCATTGTGTTATCTTCATTAGCTTTAAGTGTAGTACCATCAGCACACCATCTAATATATGCTCTATAAGTTCTATCTGTAAGCTTTCGTCTATTATCATCATTCTCAGGGTCTACACCAGTAGTAGAGTCCATGTAAAGAGAAACATCATATTCCTTTGTGATTGGGAAGTGGAATGTAGCAGATGATACAGCAGAGTTTCTTGAATAGTTTACATGAACTTTACCCATATCTCCAATAGATGCTAGGTATTCACCCATACACTGAACCATATCCCATAAAGCACAGATGTTTTGAATATAGTGATTAAGCTGACAAGCTAATTTCTTAATAAATGAGCTAAAGAATTTAGGGTTATAGCATTTCTGACCTTCTGCCATACAAGCAAAACGTCCTACACCTTTATTATTCTCATCTACTAAGGCATCACAGTTTGCAATAGGAATATCTTCACAATCGCAATCGTCATACCAACACTTATCTTTAGGGTTTTCCTTATAGCTTGTTAAGGAAGCCTCATTGATACGTGTTTCTTTGTTATCTGTAAGAGCCATTAGCTACCTACCTTTCCTTGAGCTTTCCATGTACCTGATTTTCTAATTCTACTAGGTGAGTAGTTTGCTTGTCCTACCTTAGTTGACTCAATATCCTCATCAGACATTGTTCTCCAAGTTCCACTCTTCCTAATCTTAAAGTGTGTGTTCAAAGTTTGCAATGATTTCCATGTACCACTTTTCCTAATAGCCCATGGTCTAATGAATTGCTTAACCTTGCTATAGAAGAAGAAAATTGAATTATTTCCTGGTCTAATAGTCACAGATTGAGTAGGTACATTTACTGTAAATCCAGGAAAGGCTACATAGTTTTCTGTAACTGTAGTTCCTACCTCAACACCTTCAACTACCTTAGGAGTTTTCATTGGTTGATTATCCTCTTGGTTTACATAGTTTACCACAAGAGTTCCAGTAGGTTTTGGTTTAGGAGGTTCAGGCTTAAAGACCTTTTCAACCTTATAGTAGTTCCATTTATAGACACCAGTATCTTCACCATGAACACCAATGGAGAATTGGTCTATATCTGTGAGGTCTAAGTCATAGGTAAATGTTTTCCACAAGTAACCAGAGTTTTGAGTATCCCAACCATATTTCTTGAAAAGAGGCTGTCCTCCATAGTTAGTTGTGATTAGGTTATCGCCTAGTTTTACCCATTCACCTGTACTTTTCTTCTTATACTGAATGTTTGCATAGAAAGGGTATTCTACACTTGAGTCACCTATATAGTAACCATTAGTAACAAACCTTTGATTACTATCAGCAGTGATAAGAAGAAGGTTGATGGTAATATTTACCTTATTACCATCCCTCCAAAAGTGGATACCTGTACCATAGTTTCTACTTCTAGCTTCATTAAGTACATCAGCAGGCATATTAAAGTAATCACTTGTACCTCCTTCACCCATACCACCTACCATGTAGATGTCTTGGTATTCGGCAGTAGAGTTAAACTTACCCCAGGTGTATTGTCCTTGTCCGTCTTTATAACTTGCCATACTATACACCTCCTGCTAAGTCATTTTCAGTTTGGTTATTGCTTGTCTTGATAAAGTGATAACCATCCACAGTTCCACCAAATACGTTGATGTTACCTGTAGCAATGTTTCTACCATTGTAGAACTTACCTTCAAAGATTGTAGCTCCTGTTTGTTGCCATGCACCAGAGGTCTTAAGGTTTCCTAGAAGAGTTTCTAGAGCACCTTTTAACTTGTTATACTCTGCAATAGGAACATAGCCTGATAGATTAGGTTGAGGTAAATATACAGAGTTACCATTAGAGATAGTAAGTATATTATTTGATATTGATAAAGTCTGTTTATCATTATCAGGTTTACCTTCAAGCACACCTAATCTACGTTTAATGTCTGCATCATTATAAGGTGTCACAGTAGGAATATCTACCTCTCCACCTCCATTAGACAACACAATCTTGTTACCATTCTTGGTGATAGTTTGCTTATCATTAGGAATGGTTACATTATTACCATTAGAGATTGATAATCTTCTTGTGTTATTATCAAAGGTCAATGTTTGCTTATCATTATCAGCTTTACCCTCTAATGCAGTCAATCTTCTCTTGACATCTGCATCATTGTAGGCTGTTCCTTGGGGTAGAGTTACAGAACCTCCATCTGTAAGGGATAATGTGTTTCCTGAAAGAGATAGTCTCTGTTTTTCAGGAGCAGGCTTATTCTCAAGAGCATATATCTTACCTCTTAATTCACCATCATTATACCCATTTGCAATGTCTTGGTACAGATACAGAAGTTTAGCATTATTACCTTCTATAGCAGTTACTTTCCAGTAGTTAAACTCTGCTCTTCCTGACCTATAACTGATAATGTCTTGAACAATGTCACCAGGCTTAATACCTTCTTTATTGGCAATAGAATTTAATGGAATTGTAGTCTTTGCTTCAAATAATGCAGGTTCTCTAATATCATCCTTAGCTATTCTCAACACAGGAGTATCAAACTTATCTAAGTTTACTTCTCCTCCATTGGTAAGTTTTAGCTTATTACCATCTAAGGATAAAGCTTGTCTATCATTATCAGTTCTACCTTCAAGAGCTGTAATTCTATCACGTAGAGCTTTATCATTATAAGGCACAGAGTCTTTAGGAGTTGGTAACTCTACTTCTCCTCCACCATTGGATAGGATAAGGCGATTACCTTGTTTGGTAATGGTTTGCCTTTCACTAGGAAGGGTAATAGCATTACCATTATCAATAGATAGTTGTCTTGTGTTTGGGTTATAGGTTAAAGTTTTCCTTAAGTTTATATCCCTATTTGCAATACCTTGTAAAGTTACATTATCCTCTCCAACTTGTATGACTTTCCATATACCTCTATTTACAGTATTTTTATCTGCATAATAGTCTTCTACAGTATCTCCTACCTGAAGTCCTTCACCATTGATGATACTACCTATAGCAACAGTTCTAGTTACATTAGAGTCAGCTCTACCTGAAATATCTCCACTGTGAAATCTATGAACAGGTGATGGTTTAATTGTAGGAGCAGGTTTATCTTCTAAGGCTTTTACCCTAGCCTTTAGAGCACTATCATTATACACAGTGTCTCTATCAGGCTTATCCTCTAATGATTTTACTCTTGCTTTAAGAGCTGTATCATCATAGGCAATAGACTTAGTATCTTTATCTTCAAACTCAACTTCTTTTCTAGTTCCATCAATAAAGGTGTAAGTAAGCTTAACCTTATTTCCTTCTCTAGAAACACCAATACCTGACACAAAGTTATCAGTTTTTCCCTCTAGTTGAGTAAGTCTTCTCTTAAGCTCTGCATCATCATAGGCTACAGAGTTACCTGTACCATTTACCTTTATCCATTTAGTTCTATCAGGAGATAGAATGAATAAATCTCCATTAGGTAATAGATACATGTGGTCTCTATCACCCATAAACACATCAGGAAGTTTATCTACAGGTGCTACCCATGTATCTTGAGCAGGCATACATTGATTACACCAAGTGTTAGGATTTCCACTACATGAATAACAACCCATTAGTTAATACCTCCTGCCAAGTCGTTCTCTGTGCTTCCACTATTAGTTCTAATGAATGCACTACCATCAGGTGTTCCTCCGAACACGTTAATATTACCTGTAGCAATATTTCTATTAGGAGCAAAGTTACCTTCAATACCACCAGTCCATGCTCCACTAGATGATAGGTTACCAATAATCTTATTTAAGGCACTTTCTAGTTTAGCATAATTAGCTTTAAGTCTATTAAAATCATCCCTTAACGCATTATAATCAGACTTAATTCCTGAGTCATTATAGGATGCTGATGGTTTAGGGATAGTTCCACTAAAGGAGATAGTACCATCAGCAGAGATAGTAATATCTTTACCTGCTTTATAGGTCTTACCTCCTCCTGAACTATTATCCATTAACCAACAAAGCTGACTAGTAATGTTCTTGTTAAAGCACCATTGAGAATAAAAAGCTTTAGAGGTTTGTTCAGGAATATCACACAAGGAAGTATCCCTTAACACAAGAGAATGTAACTTTATTCTATCATCATTCTGCTTCTTAAGTGAATTACATGCAGTACGTCCTACTACAATGTCTTCACACTGACAGTTAATACAATCTGACATATATTTACCTTTTCTTTCTTATTTAATCATTGATAAAGCAGTCAAACTTACAGTCTAGAAGGTCACAAGCATCAGTTATCAATGGTATTTTCTCTACCTTTTTCTCAGGCTTTGGGGGAATTACTGGAGGTAGAGGAGGTTTCTCATTAAAGTTATCATTAGGTCTTTGAGGAGGTTGTTCAGTGAATGGAGGGAAAGGTCTTCTAACAATCTGCTCTCTTGTGTAGATGTTCTGATGTCTTTCACCTGGTTCATCACCTCTAACCTCAGTCTTCAAGTGTGTGAAGTTAGCAGGCAGTTTAATTATTCTAGTCCAATCAATAGTTGAAGCTTGCCAGTTATCAGCATAAGCAAGGTTATTAGTATCAGCGTGTTTTGCTAGTAGGATATTAGTTTCTACCCTACTATAGCTGTTACCCTCATCAGTAGATACATAGTAGTCTAAATACCAGTCATAAGTTCCACCATATTGTACATATCTACCATTATTTCCTGCAACTCCACTACTCTTATAAGCATAACCAATAAGACTTAGTTTCATTTCCACAGAAGTTCCTGCATCATTTAAGCTTCTAAAGAATACCCCTCTACCTTTATTCTCTCTATGAGCTATAGCAAGAGATAGTCCATGAATAGAGCTATTAGGAGAACCTCCCATAGCAGAGTCATAAGGAGCACCTGACTTAACAAATGTACCCCATGCTTCTTGCCATTGACCTTGACTACCTTGTTGACTATTTTGTGCATTATTATAGGCTTGCTTTTCTCTTTCATAAGCATCTCTTCTCCTATTATAAGCTTGTAGTCTACTGTTGTAATCAGCAATTACTCTATCATGAGCTTGCTTATGACTATTATAGATAGATAGTCTATTCTGATAATCTCTCTCAGCAGTAAGCTTAGCATTTTCCCAATCTTGTTGTTCAATGGAAGGCTTACTTGCTTGGTCTGAGTTAAATACACCAATAGCTCTATTTACATCTGCAATTCTGCCTTGTAAACAATGCTGAGCTTCACATACCTTTTGTGCTTTTTTCTGTAAGCACTTCATTCTCTTATAAATATCACAAAGTATTTTAATGATATTATCTAGCACACACCAAATACGAAATATACCATGAGTGGTATTTTCTTTTAGCTTGCAGTCTTCACCACTTGCAATTACATCACCTGCTAGTTTAATACTATCTGCAAGGTCATGCTTCATTTTTTCACATTCATGTCTATTGTAAAATCTAGTTTTACATTTACAATTAGGGCAATAATCGAACATATTACCTCCTAACAGTTATCACAGTCAATAACGCATCCTTCTGCTTTAGGTAATGGAGAGTTATTATTTACATAGTTAGCCTTAACTACACCTCTTGTTGGAGCAGATACCCATTCATCTAGTGTGTTAAATAAGGTAACGTCTCCCGTATTACCTCCTTGAGGTTGAAGAGTTACCGAAGTATTAACATCTAGGTCAGCAGGCTTATCTGAGAAGCTTGTACCAGGGTTATAAGACTTAGTGAAGATTGTTCTTCCTGTATTATCAATGATTGAGAAAGTTGCATTATTATTATACTGTCTTGTAGCAGATGTAGTATAAGTGATAGATGAGAATGTTACCTTACTGATATGAGCCTTAATTGTTCCATCATCATTCATTGTGTACATGTGAGCTACTTTACCATTGACAGTACCTTTACCTACCTCAGTATCATCAACCATGTTCCAAGTAAGGGTAAATGAACCATCATTTTGTGTACTTACCTTGGTATAAGTATTTTGACCGTTATGGTCTGCGCTTGAACCACTTGATTTCATACTAAAGGAAACGTTTTCCAACATTTTACCTTTGATATGGTCTACTAGTCCTGATAGTCTTTGGTCTTGACATTTAGCAATTTCACAAAGCTTATTAACCTTTGTCTCTAAACATTCTAACTTATTGATAATATAACACAACTGGTTAATGATGTTCTTTAACACACACCATACACCATAGAAAGCTCTCCTTATAGCCTCTGGTAAGTTACACCATTCAGCTTTAAGGATAGCTCTCATTCTTGGTCTTATCTGTAAGTCATTTAATTCTTGAAGTTTAGTACAACTGGTAGATGAAGGTTCAATTTTTTCACAGTTACAGTCTTTTCCTAAACAATTATCTGACATAGCATTTACTCATTTTCTTTATTATAAGAGATACTTGAAAGCCCTATAAGTGCTCCTAGAAAAGTATCTAATGCAGTTAGAATAACCACAGGTGTTGTCATGTCATACCCTAATTGAACACCAACAACCCCTGCAAATGTTGTAAATGCAGGGAGTGCTGTTGTAACAATGAATTTTAGGGTATCATATACTTCATTGTTTAATTTCATTTAGTTTCCTCACTATTTCTTGAAGATACCAGGAATGTTAAGGATAATACGTTTATTAAATATTCTAGGGTCATTTGTATTAACCATTCTGATTACTCTTTCACCTTTACCTATCCAAATAGAGGTAAAAACATCCCCTACCCATGCTTGAGCTTCAATAAGTTCAGCAGGTGTTGGTGCATCATCAGGTAACTCTACAATAGGAGTATTTTGAGCTACATCACTAACAATAATAAAGTCTACTCTAGCAATACCTACACCTGTGCTACTAGAGTAAGTAAGTGTAGCTCTAGGTGACTTAGGAATGTCTACAGAACCTTCCTTAACTTTATCTCTGTTAGGGAAAGTACCTCTATATACTGTAATATCAGTTGCTTTTTCCTCTTGCTTAACAATGAGGCTATCTACTTCTTGTCTTGTGTAAGTCTTAGACTTATCATAGTATTTAGATAGTGCATCATCAATGTTTACCTTATAGTTAGTAGTACCATCTTCTTCCTCAGGAGTAACAGTAACTCCTTCTGATGTGCTAGATACTTTAACAGGTTTAGCTTGAGGAAGCTCTACTGAATTACCATTAGAAATACTTAGAGTATTACCTTCTAGTGATAATGTTTGTTTATCATTATCAGGTTTATTCTCTAGAGCACTAAGTCTAGACTCATTGTTTACCCTAATCTCACTGATGTCATGTAAAGCACTAGCTACAGAACTTCCTAGGTCATTTACTTGTTCTTTAATGTCACTATCATCATAAGCAGTACCACTAGGTAGAGTAACTGAGTTACCATCTGAGATAGATAGTTTATTTCCTTCTAAGGTCAACTCTTGTTTAGGTTGTTTATAATTGATATTATTAACACCATTTAGCACAATGTTATCACCATCAATAGACATTACTTTAAACATACCAGTATTGAAGACTTTATTATCCCAATAATGGTCGATTACTGTATCACCTACTTTAATGGTATCAGCATTTACAAGCTCATCCCTTGTAATTCTTATATCAGTTTCAGTACCAATACCTACAATATCACCTTTAGCATAGAATAGGTTTGTTTCATGAGGAGGTTCAGGTTTATCCTCAAGGGCTTTGACTCTACCTTTTAACTCTGTATCGTCATAGATAGTGTCTTTGTCTTCTTTATTTTCTAAAGCTTCAAGACGAGAGTCTGTATGAGTTCTGAAAGCAGTTAAATCATCCTCAACTCCTTTGATTGCACTTTCATTAGCTTTAATACCTTGCTTAACCTCTGTGTCATTGTAGATAGTATCTTTATCTTCCTTGTCTTCCAAGGCTTTAATACGAGTCTTCAATGGTTCATCATCATAGGCAAGGGTAACAGTATCACTATCTTCAAATTCTACTTCACTAGAAGAACCATCCACACGAGTGTAAGTCAATTTGACTTTACCATCAGCCTTAGACACAGCAACATTGTTGATAAAGTTATCTGTTCTATTTTCAAGAGCCTTAATCTTCTCATCTTGTGTTGAGTCATTAGTTTCAAGACTATGTACAGCATTGGTAACGTCTTCTACTTCTGTGTGTACTGCTTTAATTTCTTCGTCAATTTTACCATCTAGTGTTTTTAGTTGGTCGTTTAGTTCATTGACTGAGTTATCCAATTCACTAGTCAACTCTTTTAAGTCTTGAGAGTCTTTTTGTAGTTCAGCAATATCTTTATTCTGACTTTCATTGACTTTATTAAGTGCTTGTACTTTATTGTCAATAAGGTCTACTGTTTTCTCAATATTCTGTCCTACAGCTTCTAAGGCATCATCTACTTGTTCATCATGAGCTTTTAAAGCATCTAACTTAGCATCTTGCTCAGAGTCTTTAGCTTCAATGTTAGCTAATTTAGACTCTAACTCACTATCTTTAGCTGTTAATGAGTCTAATAATGCTTTAAGTGAAGGAGAAGTAGAGACAGTAAAGGTAACATCACCATTTTCATTAAGTGTTTCCTTTTCCACAGTGATATAACCTTCACCAACTACATTTACTAGTTGAGGAGTAAGGTCAATAGCATCATAACCACTTCTGTCAGGTCTTAACACATAAGCCTTAGTATCTTTACCTTCTCCATTTTTAGGAACTACATAGATATAGTTAAGGTCAGCAGTTGCTTTATCAGGAAGCTCATTTACAACCTTAACAATAGGCTCACGTTTCAATAGGTCTTTCAAGCATTCAAGCTCAACTTTTACTTTAGTCATTTATTCTCCTTTACCTCAGTACCAATTACTCCATCAGCAGACACAGTGAAGGTCTTATTAGTTACCATTACTCCATCTTTACCTAGGTAATACCAACCATTAACACCTTTAACCATGTAGTCTTTCTTCATATCACCTTTTTCAGCATCAAGGTAATACCATTTGTCATTGTCTTTGAACCATCCAGTTTTCATAGCTCCATTGTTAAGGAAGTAGTAACGTTTACCATTGATGTCTTTCCATCCATCCTTAACCATAGCACCACTTTTATCTAGGTAGTACCAAGCTCCATCTGTATGTTTAACCCACTTATCAGCGTACATATAACCACTACCATCAAAGTAGTACCATACGTCTTTAACCTTAGCAAACTTGCTCTTAGGATATGAACCATCTTTGTATTCATACCACCAACCTTTATCATTCTTCTTCCAACCCTCTTCACGATTGAAACCTTGTTCAATATCTTTCTTGAATTGAGCTTTAGAGATACCCCAACTTTCTAGGTAAGGGTAAGGGTCTACGTGGTCTGAGTTATTACTAGGCTGATGATAAGTACAGTAGTAGTGAGTCTTAATTCCTGCTAAATCATCAGTATCTAATGTTACTGGAATACCACCTTCTACAGCTAGGTCACGTAAGAGATTAACATACAGTATATAGTCAACCATAAATTCCTCTTTGGTAGAGTGACTTTCAATTAGTTCCACAGAAGCATATGACTCTGCATTCCAACCTCCACCAACATCATATGACCCCCTATTTGTTCTTGCTGTTTGGAGTATTCTACCATTACCAACTACGTGTGTAAAGAAGCCTGACTCAATAGGTCTTCTTAAATGATAGTCAGCTTCATTATCAACAGTAGAACGTTTATTACCTGTAGAGTGAGCATGCACTTGTCTATAAGGGGTTACACCTACTTGTGGAGTATCCCATCTAATCTTATGCGTTTCAATTTTTACCACTTTTCTTCTCCTTTTTGTGTAAACTTTCTAGCTTTTCATCTAGTCCATGAATATAATGGTTACCTTGAAGGTTATTAAAATATTCACTTACTAGTGGTCTAGTCATTTCCCACTTTTCTGACACAGTGAAGTCATGCGAGTTATAGATTTGGAGGTATTCTGAACGTAAGCTTGAACGTTTAGCTCCCTTGCTTAACTCAACTAGTTGGTCTCTTTTGTGGTTTAGGTAAGCTACACCTAGACCACAAGCTGTTGTAATGATTAGTGTAATAGCTGATATTACTGCTTGATTTTCTAATAGTCGGATAATTAAGTTATTCATTATTTACCTCTATTATATAATTCTTGTGAAGTATTTAAATATGTTTCTGCTGTTGGCATATATTTTCTATATACTTTACCTCCTGGAGATACTAGAGTTATTAGGAACTCTGGAGAAATTTCATTACCATAGTTGTAACTATTTTCTCCTACTTTAGGCATAGTTGTTCTATCTCTATAGAGAACTACTTTCTTCTTAAATCCTTTTAGTGAAGGATTTTGTTTTTCATCATTAAGTTGATTTAGGATATTCTCTCTAGCTTTTTCTAGGTCTCCAGGTTTCTCTAACTCAAATGCACCTAATCTGTCAGGGTTTTCATCAAAAACAACAAATTTGAATGTAGTAGGAACACTTATTACTACCTTATTCAAATCAAGTTCAGGCTCATTAGGGTCAGTAATAATTGAATCTTCCTCTTCAATATGAGGTACATTGTAGCTTTGTTCATATACTTTACCATTTACAGTAACTCTAACATTAAGTTTATAGTTAGTACTACCTGTAATTAGTTCACTTCCCTCTTTATAGAAAGGTTCTCCTAGAACAGCTTCTACCACTGCATCCTCAGGTAATTTACTCTTAAGGTAAGTGATTATACTCTTCTCAAAGTCACCTTTTTGCTGTGGACTGTCCTCTGTTACAGATTTCACAAGACCATTGTTGTGGGTAACAATAGATAAGTTACCTTCTACTTTAGGCATTACCTCTAAAATACTAAACTCTTCCTCTTTTGAAGTTCCAATACTGATAGGCTCAGTTTGGTATACACTTCCATCAGGCTTAGTAATCTTAATAACCTTAGTGTAAAGAGGAGATTGATTTAAAGGCTCTCCTACTTGAGGTTCAGGTGAAGGGATTTTCTCCACAGTAACTTCAACTGTGTAACCTTCTAACTCAGGAATACCTTTGGCTTTATCAGTGATTTCCTTCTTATACTCTGTGATAGTATCTTCATCAGGATGCTCTACTCTAATAAGGTTATTATTAGGAGTTACCTTATATTTACCTAATAAGCCATCATTAGACAGTTTAGGAATAATATTCTCTAGCTCTTCATCTGTTAATACATTAGGTTTTTTAGGCTCTTCCTTATCTTCTGTAGGGTTACCTCCTACATTGTCAGAAGGGTTTTCTTCTTTAGGTTTTTCTTCTTCCTTAGGTTTGTCTTCCTTTGGATTTTCCTCTTTAGGTTTATCCTCTCCTTTTAGAAGCTTTTTAATTTCTTCACAGGATAATTCAGGAATATCTTCACTTCCTCCACCTTTAAGTAGTTTCTTAATATCCTCACAAGACAATTCAGGGGTATTATCACTACCTTCACCACTTCCACACTGCTGTTTTAGCATTTCACAAGTAGCTTTAGGGATAGGTGAATACTTTTTAGACCAGTCAATATAGGTAACACCACATAACTTGTCTGCTTCATCTAACTTATATACCATTTTTTACCTCACGTAAACATCAAAGGATGTTTTATCATTAGTTGTGTACACTTTACCTTTAAAACCAAAAGGAGTATTGTAGACTCTTCCTGTTACGTCACCAAAAGACTTAGGTGCTGACATGATGATGTTACCTTCTCCATCTGATAGGAAACCATAGGCATTATATCCTTTTCCTGGAACAGTAGTATTGCTAGGGAAGGAGTCTCCTGATGAGTAAGTCCACTCAAAGTTATCATCTTTTATTCTACCTAAAGAGATTAACTGAGCAAGAGAGTAAATCTTCTGTGTTCCTGATTGGTCTAAACCATCTGCTGTTTTATCAGGAAACCAGTCATACCCATTAGGCTTATCATAGGGCTTTTTCTCTTCCTTCTTAGTTGTTGAGTAATCATCAAGCTTTTTAACACAAGACTTAGGAATATAGGCAACTGAGTTATCATGCTTATCATAGATTAACCAATCACCATTTATTTTTCCTGATACCTTATTACACTTGAAGAATGTCTCAACTACTGTAGAGTCTCCAGGTGACTTAATTCCATCTACACTATCACAAGTAATCTCAAAGAAATCTCTTGCAATAAAGTTGTCTCCTTCTTGTTTACCATTACCTACTAGAGCACCATCAGAATTAGAAGGGGAATAGTTATCTTGGTTTTTAATTCTTACTATTCTAACAATTCTATTACCATAGCCTACTACAGCTCTTCTATGTTCTACAGTACATGCTCCTTGGTAGTTTTGCTCAACTACTAAGGCATTTGATAGATCTCCTCCACCATATACAAAGGTATGTCCGTATCCCTCATCTCCTGGTTCATCATCAGTAGAAAATATATCTCCTACTTTTAATTCCATTCCACTAGTATAAGGAATTACATCAGCCCAAGGTGAAAGGTCTCCTCTAGTACCTATCTGATTACCATTACCCCAAAGCTCAAATCCGAACTGTCTAGCAACTAACATAACTAAGTCAACACATTGGTAAGGGTTATCAGGTGGAGGAGGATAACCGTCAAAGTCCACACATTGACCTACATATTGTTGTGCTACTTTATAAGCATTTGTCATAATAATTATACCTAAAATTTATCCTCTAGTAAACCCAAACACAAATTAGTTAAATTGGTAAAATCGTATGAAAATTCCTCTTTATCTAGCTTAATTTGGTTGAGTTGTCTATAGCAATATACCTCTTTACCATCAAGAATGAGGTAGAAGTCCTCAGAGTTAATAAACTCATCAGCTCCTCCTCTATCATTAGACTTAATTAGTTGACTCACAAAGCTTTCAATGATGCTTTCTGCAAACATTCTGTTCTTCATACGCTGAACTAAGTCTCTTCTAATATTCTTCACCATCTATTTCCATCTCCTTAAGAACTTGTTTTAGTCTATATTCTAGGTAGAATATCTCACTCTTCAACTTCTCATTAGCAATAATTGATTGGTAGTCTGTAGGGTGATTTTCTACATGTCTTTCTAGTCTATATTGTTTAGCTTCTCTATGATTTTTCCTAAACACTATATTCTTGTGTGTACCATATAAGCTCATATATCCTCCTAGTTAATATGACTAAATTTCAAGAAATTCCTTAGTGTAATCTTAGCTTCACCTAAAGCATACACAGTGAAAATCTTTTCTCCTGCGCTGAATAAGGCATCCCTTTGAGCATTATTAAGATACCATGCACAGTACATTAGGTCATAACCTTCTAGTGGTTTATTATTAGGGAAAATACCTTCTCCACTAGCATCATCACCAATCCAGTTACATCCCCATTGTCTTCTAAAGATTTCAGTTAGTTCAATCTCTGCTGTATCACCAGTACGTTCATTCTTTGCAGATACAACTAAGTGAACGTCAGTTAGTGGATTTACCTTACCACCATCACAGCCTTTCTTATCCTGCTCCACAATGAACTTTAAGAACCATCTTTGAAATCTATCTAAGTCAGATGGTACTAATACCCTAAATGAAGCTGATTTAGACTCCTTATTGATAGGAACAACTTCCTCTGGGTTTCGTTTCTCATCCTTATCTTTGTCTTTAGGCTCTTCTTTACCTTCTAGCACAGTCTTGATAAAGTCTTTGTGTTTATTAGCAAAGTCAATACGTTCTTGAAGCTTAAATCCTTCTACTCCTCCCCAATCTTTAAGGAAACGAGCTGTTAGACTTGCAATATCATTAGAGCTTGAAGCTACCTCTTTCACTACACCACTAAGTCCATACTCAGAAAGCATAAACTTAAACTGAGTACCAAAGGTAAAGATATTTCTTCTTCCATCTTTCTTAGCAAAGTCATATAAGGCTTTTGCTCTAACACCAGTCCATTGACCTAAACCAATACCAATCCAGTGTTTACCATCAACAAGATAACCACTTTCATTTAAGGGTACATTAGGATACATTCTTTGGAACTCATACCATCCACCTACAAGGTTTTCTGCTGTAGGCTCTTCCTTCATCTTTTCAAAAGCATATCCAGTTAGGTAGTCAGTCTCATATCTTTTAGCAGTTACATTACTCTCAACACCAAAGAAACCAATAATTGCAGAAACACCTTCAACTTTAGCATCAGGAATTTCTTTCCTAATTGCTTTCACAAGTTGTTTAATTCTTCCTTGTACATCCTTTGACTCTTCTGTAGTATCTTCTTCACCATAAGGAGCACATGCTTTAGAGGTTGAAAATGATGATACATAATCTAAGGCATAGAGGTCAGTTACTCCACCTCTACGCTGTTTAGACTGTTGAATAACCCTTGCTTTAGTTCTAGCTACAGAGTTTACTAATTTAACATAATTACTTGGCATATTACCTCCTACTGATTAACAGTAATATCTCTATCGCTATACAAGAACTTAGATAGTTTTAGTTTTTGTATGTGTGCATCACCTACATAGTATTCATCTATGATATTTGTCACAAAGAACCAATCACTTTGCTTAAGGATTTTCTCATAATACTTAGTACATGAGGTTAATTCCCATACTCCTGCATTTAAGGTAAACATTACCCTATCACCTACATCAATAGACCTAGGTTTAAGTGGTTCTACAGTAATATCATACACAACTTTTCTTCTTGAGTTAATAAGCCTTCTAATTGCTGTTCTATATAGCTGTTCAGTGGCTTTAAGTCTATCTGCATCTGTGATTTCTTTATTATCTTCTGCAATAGATTGTGTGTCATTATCTGTAACTGTACCCCAATAAAGCTCTCCTGCTTCAAGGGCAATACCCTCTTCATCCATTACAGCAAACTCATCACCAATAATTTCAGGAGCAAACACAGGTAATTGAGGGTAATCATAATACCTTTGTGAGTTTACCTTATTACCTGTCTTAATGACAGGGAAGCCTTTAAGCATATATCTAGGGTTATGGAAAATATCTCTTAGTGTAAGTGAACTAGCTCCACTATCAGACTTATCTGACATAGCTACAGCAATGTTTACTGTATCTTCATAGTTTTCCTCTACCTCATCTAGTGAAATAAGGTAGTTATGCTCATTGATAAGAATATCTCTCTTTTCACCAAAGATACCAAACTGAATTAGGTAAGGGTCATGTCTACTTACTCTCCAATAGAGTGATGTAGTCTTCTCACAAACCTTGGTAAGGAACTCTAGGAAAGTCTCATTTGAGAACTCATATTCAATAAGGTTTTTCTCTGCATAATCATCAAGGTATTCCACTTTAAAGTCATTAAGCAAGTCGTCCTTATGGTCTTCACCTTGCCAATAACCTAAAGCTTGTGTTACAGCAGATACTACAGAACGTGCTTTTACCGTTACGTTTGTTGGTAAAGTTCTTTTTCCTAGTCTTCCTATGACATGAGAAGTATCTACAGTTACCGTCATATCCTTAAAGTTATTTACTTTCTTTCCTGCATAACCTCTGTAAGTCCAATCATCAGTTTTTACAACTATATGAGTATTACCATTCATCATCTTTGCATATCTGATAGGTAGGGTAAGACGTATTGAGGGAACTTCCATAAGGGAAAACTCAATACTAATATCACCTAAAAAATCTTCTCTTGCAATAATAGTCGAACCTAGTCCTGAACTTACAGAGTTCTCAATATATCCAATCACACAGTCACACTTTCATAATCTAAGAATAAGCACATTGACTCACTAGTAACACCACTAACTGAGACAGTGTTTAAGCCTTTTTTAATATAAGGCATTTCAGCACAAATGTTAAGTACAGACAGAGAAACCTCTTTGTAACTATACTCAATACATTCCCATGACTTAGCATATCTAATCTCTCCTTTATAGTTAGCAGTTAGTACACCACTATATTCACCTTTAATCTTAAAGTCTATGTCGTTAATTCTAACAATAGGGTCTTTAAAGTCGCCTTCTAAAGCAAAACTCCACTTGTGACTATCTAGTACAGTATCAGAGATAAAGCTACCAGTCATAACATCATTTACACATGTGTCACAAATAGCATGTTTATAGAAGTCCTTAAGGCTCTTACACTCTTTACCCTTTGAGCAATTATAGATTACTCTCCAACTAGAGTTACACTCATTAAAGAAGTCATTTATGAATGATAGGTCTGTTTGAGCTACACACAAGTCAATTAAGCCGTCTAAGTCTCTACAATCATCTTCACAACATTCACAAATGTTATTGCAGTTAGGTAGACCATTACAGCAATGTCTTGATTTAGCTACACAACTAGCCTTCATATCTAGGAAGTCACAGTTGTCAAAAGGCTCTAGGAATGTTTTTGCCTCATCAGCCTTATACCATACACCATCAGGGTTATCAAACTCTACTCTAAACACAAGATAATCTTCATCTGTAACTACCCACTCTTTACTAGGCTGAATACTAGTCACATAAGCATTACACCAAACTAATTGAAGTCCTGTATTGACAGCCCATAACTTACCAGGAGTCAGTAGTTGCTCCATAATAAAGTCATAATGAGATTGAATATGTTCCTCAGACCATGTACTAGTCCTAAGAGCAATTTTTAAAGAGATTGTGTTGCTATCAATCAAAGATTTTCTTGATACATTACCTACATAAGACCCATTAGCAAAAGTGCGTGAGGTTTTATTCTCACGCAAACTAATGCTTTCTGATTGTTCATCAATAGACTTTCTACCGAGGAACACTAGGTCATTAAATTGAATGTATCGTTTAGGTTTTGTGAAATTTTCATCACATTTAGTCATTAAACATACCTCATCAACTTATCTACACCAAACATACCATTTAGATATTGAGATTTGTTATCAATATTTTGGCTAATCTTGGCATTATTCGTGTTATATACATTGTTAATTATAGTGGATTTACCTACACTTTGCAAGGCACTTACTCCGAACTTGTTAAGGTTGTTAAGGAAGTTAGTACCTAGACTATCAACAGCTTTCTTACGGAGAACATACTCTCCAGGAGTAAGCATTGTAGGAACAGTGTCAGTACCTCTAGCTCTCCAGTTAATTCCTACTGGAAGACCATCAGAGTGGTATTCAGGAACAAGTCCACCTGTATATAAACCTCCTACACTTCTTTCCATTTCAGCTTGTCTTCTAAAGTTACTATAGGCTCTTTGTTTAGCATAGTCTCCTTTAGCAGTTGCATTAGCTAAAGCTTCATCAAGTTTAGCAATAGTCTCATCAATAGAAGCTCTTACTGCTAGATTTAAAGCTCTTACTGCCTCAGATATTCCTGATGTAGATAGTCCTGCAATTCCACTATTATCCATAATACCTTTTGCAGTCAATATAGGGAATGTACTATCATTAAGCATACTAACAATAGAATTACTATACCCTACAGTAGACCTTTTAACATTCTCTGTAGATAGTCTACTAATACCTGAACTAGATATTATTGCATTAGCTTCATCTACCTTCAATGAACCATCTTTTACAAGACCATCAACTTTTTGCACAAATTCTTTTGCTTTAAGTTTTCCTGCAATAGTTCCTTGTTCAGCCTTAACTGCTTTTGCTTCATCTAGTAAAGCGTTTACTTGTTCAAGTTCTTTAACAGCATTGTTCTCTATGAAATCCTTAAACACAGTTGAGAAATTACCAAGTTTTTCATTGATTGTTTTAGCTAAACTTGCATGTCTTTGTTCATTAGTTTCACCTAATACAGAGCCTTCTTTTGCAATTTGTTTAGCAATCTCAAACTGTTTATCAATAGATTGAGTTACAATTCCTGATGTATCTGCTCCAATTCTTTCATAAAGTGCTTGAAGTGCTTTAGCTTTATCCTCTTTACTGTAGAAGTCTTTGCTATCTAGTATACCTTTAATCTCTTCTGTAATACTACTAATATCCTTGAACACAAAGTTTCTTCCTTCTTGCAAGGCTAAACCTAGCTTTTGGAATGTTGCTTCAAAGGTATTTGCATTAGCTTTATTACGGTTAAAGTCTCCCTCACTGAGAGTTCTTACTTGTTTGATTAACTGTTCACCAGTAGAGTTCACAAAGTTTACATACTCCTCGCCTAGAGCAGATTGAGCGACTTGTAGAGCTTGTAAAAGTCTAGTATCATCTTCAATACCTGTCTCTTGTTTAAGCTCATTCCAACTCTTAACCTTATCTCCTACTTGTACAAATAAATCCTTAACATTTTCAGGAACTTTTGCTGACTCAACACCTAATGTTTTAAGTGCTGTTTGTACACTTCCTGAGTTACTCTTAATTGCATCAATATAGCTATTAGCATTAGAGATACTTTCTGCTAGGTTAGAGTCCTTCTGTATAGTTTTGAAGAATGAGTCTCTAATCTTAGCATTTTCATCAGCTAATTGCTTAATTGACTCTAACTGTTGTGTATAGTTAGCTTTAGCTTCTTCTTTAGCTTGTTTCTTAGCTTCTTCTTCTAGTTTCTTACTCTCATTCTCTTTATTTATGATGTCATAGATACTAGTACCTAGACCGATAAGTGCTCCAACTCCTCCACCAATAAGTGTACCTACTGGACTGAAAGCACTACCTATTAAAGCTCCTGATGTAGCCCATGAAGCTGTATTAGCAAAAGCATTTGAGAAATTTTTAGTTCCTTGACTAAAGTCTGAATTTTGCACATACCCATTTAGAGAGTCAACAGCAATTTGTCCTCCTAGAAGACCTACAGTCTTATATCCTGCAAGTCTATTAGCTTTATTTCTAGCTACACGAGACATATTACCATTTTGTGCAACAAAATGCCCATTTCTTGCCACTCTAGACATACCACTAGGAGCTTCTGAGCTAGGTAGGTAAGTAACTCCTCTTCTTGCAGAATTTACTACACTATTAGCACCGAACTGTCCTCCTAGACCTAAAGGATTTAACTTACCATTAGTCACAGAAGACATGGCTGTTGCAACCGTAGTCAATGCAGATATAATACCTGTAGCCCATGAAAGAAACTTAGTAATCACAAATCCAGTTAGGATATATTTACCTACTGAACCTAGCATTGTAGCTACACCAGTTGCTAGTTGAGTTATAAGTGTCATGAAGTTAATGATTGACTTAATTCCACCTTCAACAGAACCTCCGATAGACACTAGAGTTTTCCTAATACCATCTACTACTGCTTTAACAAAGTTAGATACTGCTCTAAAGAAGTTTTCTCCACTAGCTGAACCTGCAATATTGATAACAGATTTACTAATTTCTACAATAAGAGGTTTAATATGTCCTACAATACCCAAAATAGCTCGTTTCAGGCTGTCTAAGGCTCTATTTACTGTAGATGGACTAAATGTACCAATCTGAGTTACAATGCTGTACAGAGCGTCTAGGACACCTTTAAAGATGTCTGCTAAAGTTTGAATTACATTTGTCTTTGTAGCAAGTTTAGTTGCAAAAGATGTAACTCCTCCTACTAGGTTCTTGACTGACTCTAATACTTGAGTAACTTGGGAAGGGTTTACTGCTCTAATCAGAGTGTTAATAGTCTCTGTGACATTTAGGAATAGTGAAGATACAATCCTTAATGCACCTGAGTCTACAGCCAATTTTGCTAAGTTATTATAGATTTCCACAATACCTGAGACAACTCTTAATGCTCCACCAGTAATAGCTTGAGAAGACATTTTAGCTAAGCTCTCTGTAAGCTCTGCTCCACTCTTAACAATATCTCTAGTAAAAGTACCAAACTGTCTACCTGTATCATTAAGCACACCTAGGAAAGATTTAGTTACATTGAAGAATTGTGAGCCTACATCAGTACCTTTAAATCCTTCACTGAAAGCTTTACTAAATCTCTCAATGCTGTTAATAATTTCATTACTAAATGCTAATTTCCAAGCAGAACCAAACTTGTTAATTGACTGAATGGTAGAGCCAATAGAATTACCTAGTCTAGTGACATACTCTTTAAACTTATTAGTACCTACAATCTCTGTAATACCCTTGATAAAATCACGAGTTGCTACATAAACTTGGTTAAGTGCTCCTGGTTTAGCATTACCTTCATCATCAATCTCATCAAACACAAGTAAGTTAGAGACTGTTTCTTTCAAGTTGGCAATGGCTTGTCTAGGAGTAATGATAGAGTTTACAAGTTTTTGGAATGTTTCATCATTACCTAATCTATTAACTACATCAAGGTACTCATCTGCTGAAATAAGTCTCTTCTTAGTTGCACTAATAATTGAGTCAGCTCCTTTAGACTCAGCAAGTTTTTGTAACTCAGCATTAAGTCTAGAAGCACCTAGAGCAGATAGTCTTTGTCTAATAAATTTATAGTCTTGTTGGTTAAGAACTCCTGATGCAAGCATCTGAGCTGTTTGCTCTGTTACCGTCTTCATACCCTCAATAGGGTTTTTAGTTTGAGCTAGTAGTCCTGCATAACCTTTTACAATTTGCTCTGCATCTTTACGTCCATAAGCTGTATAGGTAGAAGCTTGTTCTAGCAAGTCAGTTGCATCAAACACAGTAGCCTTACCATAATCACCTAGTCGTTTAATAGACTTGTTTACCGATTTCTCATCAAAGCCTAGAGCTTCCATGTTGATACGGTAAACCTGCATAGCATCACCTAGGTCATTGGCTTCATTCTTAAGCTGACTAACTCCACCTCTTACAGCACCAATAGTTCCTTGTATAGCTGAACCAATAGCTCCTGAGATTTTATTACCTACAAATCCCATTAGGTTTTGTTGAATACCTAACACAGTGCTATTTACTTTATTGAACACACTCAAAAGACCCTTTGCAGGATTTATTGCTCCAAGCTTAATCATGTTTGATGATAGGCTGATAGTAGAGTTAGATACATCATTGATAGCCTTGTTTAGGTTTCTCCATGATTGGTAATCTTGGTCTCTTACCTTAATATACCCATTAGAACCTAAAGCATCCATAGATGAAGAGCCTGATGAAGTTCTTCTTGATGTTTGCCCTTCTTTTGTTCCTACTAAGATAGGGATATTCTCAATCTGCTTCTTAAGGGCTAAATAATCTTTAAGGACTTTATCGGTATTAAACATGATATTAACATTAAAAGAGAGTGGCGAAGAATTCTTGCCACCCATCTTTCCTAGTTTCTTCTCAAAGTCTAACACAGAGTCCCTAAGAGCTGACACAGACTTCTGGGCTTTTTCAATTTCCTTTAAACCTGTAATATCAACCTTAATGGTTCTGATTGCCATACTTTTCTCCTATGGTTACGCTAAGTCCTCTACGTTTCTACGGATTTCATAAAAGTTACCATTTTCATCACGAGAAACTGTGAATGAAAGTGATAGAGTAACCTCACCCTCTGTAGAAAACTCACGAGAATTTTCAGTAATCAATACATTATTGAATACATAGTATTCTTTAATTCCTCTAGTGTTCTCAACAACTTGAGTAACTCTAAAGTGTGTATCTTTAAGTCGTTTGTCGTTAGCTACGATAAGCTCTACGTCACGTTCTCCATTGTAGGTAACAAGCATCTTCTCACCAATATACATTGGGTTCACAAGAACTGTACCTCTGCCATATCCATGATGTTCTTGAGTAAGAGCGATAAACTCATCATCTTCAAGTTCTACACCTGCTGAGATAGGCATATTTGACAAGTAAGTGCAAGCACATCTGTCAGAAGAGATAGTGATTGTGTTACAGTCTTCATAGTATAGGTCAGGAATAATCAATGAGCCATAACGCTTACCATCAATAGTAACTTCCTCAATTACAAAGCTATCTGTAACAGGAATACCACTTGTCATTTTCTTAGACATAGATTGAAGTGGGTTCAACCAGTAGTCGTTACATGAAGTAGTAGTAGCTGTAATCTCTTTAGTAATCTCTACTTGAGTCTTATCATACTGTCTACCAAAGCATCTAGCATCAGTAGCAGGAACAGATACGTTATGTGTAAATGATGTCAAACATGATAACAACACGTTAGAGAACTTACGAAGCTCTGAACGGTCATTTACGATAGAAGCAGATGAGAAGCCAATATGACCTGTAAGCTCATCTTCACCTTTATAGGTAACTTCATAAGTAACCACAATACCGTGGTCTGATGGTTTCCATCCTGTACCTGTTTGTGTCATTACCTTAGAGTCTGCAAAGTCAATAGTTCTAAGAACATATCCTGGAGCAGAAGTGGTAAACTCATAAGTGTAAACATAAGAATTTTCTTGTGGTACATCTTTAAAGTCTGACACAATAGCTTTAAACTCATACTTACCTGCTTTAGGTAGTTTAAGGTAAAGCATGTTGAACCCTAAAGCATAATCATCAGCATCAGAGCGAACTTGATACTTAACAGAAGCTTTCTTATCAGCAGGGTTGATATACAAAGTACCTGTATTCAAACACTTGATAGGGTTACAGTTGATTTGGTCTTCTGGCACATCTTTACGTACATACTGTACTAGGCTTCCTGATGGAACTGCAATTTGTTTATTTGATTTCCATCTTACACAAGGTCTGATTTCCTCAGTAATAGACACAATGATTTTTGAGTCTTTATCTTGTGCATTATAACCATACATAGGATGTGACATATCTACAAAACAATTAGACATTTATTTCTCCTTTTTGCCTTGGTTTGCATTTTGTTTTTCTTGTCCACTTTCAGATGGACTAGTTACGATAGTCTTTTTTGAGCTTTCTTCTACCATGTGTTCACGAACACGAGAGATAGCTTGAAGCTCTAGCTTACCTCCATGACGATTTGCAATCTCATTACGAGACATGAAAAACGCATTTAGGTCTAATGGTCGTTCTACAGCCATAGTTTCTCCTTTTATAAACATGTAAATATAGATAGTGTAGCAGGGAAAGAGAACATTTCTACTTCGTCTACAAGTTCATTAGAGAAATCCTCAGGACAACCTATTTCAGATATTTGAACCCTTATAGGTAAGTACCATCCCTCTATTGATGCTACATCTTGAGCAAAAGTTTTTCTTTGTATGCCTCTTGGTGTTTGTACTTGGTGAACAAGCATATTCTTAATCTGACAATGTACTTCTTCTCTATACTCTAATTTACCCTCAGGTGTATTCTCAATACATACTCTTCCAGTAGGAGGGGTAACAGGTGAATAATACACAGAGAAGTTTACATAAAACTTAGAGAAGCACTTTGAGCTATTATCACAAGAAATGTCAATAGCTAAGAAGGGAAATTCTACCCCTTGGTTTAATTGGAAGTGTTCAGATGTTCCTACATGCTTATTAAACTGTTCATCAAAGTTATTATACCTTTTTCTAGGGTCTAATTCATTAGGATTGTCAGGCTGAATGAAATAGTCTAGTACATCAGAGCCATACATCTGTAGCCACTTCTTAATGTTAATATATACAGCACTAATCATTTGGCTATTCTCCTTGGTACTTTAATACTATTCTTTCTTCCTTGAACAAATAAATATTCCCTAGCACTAGCTGTATCGCTAGAGTTATATCTGGCAGTTCCAGACCCTCTTCTTCCTGATGGCTTAATGGCTTTATATATTCCGAAGAAACCACTTGTTGAATTTACTAAGTCTTCTCTTTCACCTACAGTATCAAATGCTTGGAAGATAAATGGAAATGCAGGATGTCTAGGATAACCTTTATCATGGTATATCCTAGTGTAGTAACGGTCTTTACCTCTACTTGTAGGAGGGAAATCAGACCTATCACTATACACAGAAAATCCATCTGCTATTTTCTTCATCTTGATAGACCTAACCATACGTCCTGTTTGCACAGAACCAGTGGCTTTGGCTTCTAGCATACCTGTAACGGTGAAGTCTACAAACTCTTTCGAGAACTCTATCCCTTTCCAGTTATGTATATCAATCGTGGTCACGAGTAATCACCCCCTGTAGTTGTTTAACATAAGGAGCACACTCTAAGATAAGCTGTTCACTCTCACGAGGTATTAAGCGTTCACCTGTCATTTTTATATCCCAACAACCAGGCAAAATTTCATAAGTTCTACAAGCCACGACTTTCCAAAATAGGTATCCTGCATCCTCAGGACAAGCAAACCTATTACATCTTGTAGAAATTCTTTGCATGACATAATATCCATGCTTAATATCAAAATCACATTGATGAGATTGATTATGTAGAGAAAAGTAGAATGTCTCTAATTGCCTTGAACCTTCTAGTCCGTGGGTAGTAGTTGCATCACTTTCTGAACCTCTTGAAGTAGGCATGTGGTCTACACATTTTATGTGTTCAACCTCTTCCCACAAACACTTAAAGATTTGTCTACTATTTTCATCATAAGTTGGTGTAGCAGTACCTTGCCTTAGCAGAAGTATCTCTTTATTGTTTTGTGGTAGACCCATTAAATCACCTACCTTTAAAGCTCTTCTTCTGGAACACCAGTATTTATGATAGCACCATTTGTTTCAGGCTTTTCTTCTTTATTTTCAATTACAAGCTCTTTATCCTTATTGTCTGGAACATAAGTAGCTGTAGTGTCCTCAATTACTTTATCAAAAGTGTTTCGGATATTTCCCTCATTATCTGTGTATTTGAGATTTACTAGGTAACCTCCTAGAATATCATCTACAGGGTAAACCTTATCTTTCATGAAAACATAAAGTCTTCCTTCGTAGTATGTTCGATACACAGTAGAATAAGTTTCAACACCATTGATAGAACGTCCAGTACCACATTTTGAGCATCCATAAGAGCGAGACTCTCGTTTATGCTCTCCATTAAATTTTACTAGCATTTTCTCCTCCCAATAGCTAAATACATATTGTCTGTGTAACTTCTCTTACACAATGATAATGAACTTAATGTTTGAAGCGACCAAGTGTTAATAAGTTTCACGTAAAACCTATCAATACTTCCTGAGTCAATAGTCCATTCTCTAACAATATAATCGACAGATTTTTGTTTAAGAACTGCTCCTACTGCTAGTCTATCCATATTAGCACATTCATCAAGAGTACCACAGTTATTCTGATTAGCTATGAATATATTCAAGAAATGACACATAGAGTCATAAACACAATCAGGAAGTGTCTTTGAAGTATATCCTGCTGTATAGTCAAGAATAATTTTATACTCTGACTCACATGAGCAAGGGTCACAACATTTACAGCAAGGACTAAGCTCATCTGTAACGTTGATTAGAATTGTACCATCCACAAAAGACCAGTTATACTTTGTAGTATCAAGTTCATACTCTTCTCTCTCTAAGCCCTTACGTTTATGTAAGTAGACCTTGAGCGTAGTAGGGTCAAACCCCTTATAGTAATAAGGCTTAATCTCAACCATTGCATCACAGCCACATAGTTCAAACTCAGTGATAGGTATAACTTCGTGTCTTTTTGCTTTTAGGATAGTATCGCATTCACCATCAGTCCAACAAAACAACCTAGCAAGTACACGGAGAAAGCTCTCCATGTACTTTTGCATAGTTGCTCCATCATCACAGTCGAAACATCCACACCTCTCTTGAAGTTTCTCAGTAATTCTAATCAACTCCAATTCAGGTTGCATAATGTTTCTCCTTATTTAGCAGGAATAGTTGCCATAGGGAATGGGTTAAGACCTGTAAGAAGACCTTGAACACGTTCAAATACTACAGCAGGGCAAGATTGTTCTAGTGGAATATTGGCAACAAGTAGGTGAGAAATGTGTGAGTTAGTGTGTACCAAACCAAAGTTTTCATACTTATCACAGATTACTTCACATCCTGGTTTAGTAGTGTCCTCAGTACGTTGAGTGTAAATCGCTGATTGAGGAATGAACAAGTCGTATTGAGTCAATGCTTCTACTCTAGACAAGTCAATCACATAAGCTTCACCAGTCATTGTTTCTTCAAGGTCAAATGGCAAGTGGTAAGATACACCGAAAGGAATACCTTTAAATGTAATACTTTCACCGTTTACAGCCCATCCTTGAGGAAGTTTTCCATCTTTACCTGGAACGATTTCAGCTTTAATACCACGAAGAGTTAGTGGGTGAACATAAATCTTGTAGCGAGCTGATTGGTTATCCAATACATCAAGGTAGCAAGCTACTTGACGGAAAGCACCAATAACTGAACCAGAAGCATCAATAGGAGTTACACCTGGGTGAGACATCATTTCAGCTACACCTGCGAAAGGACGTAGACCTTGACCTTGGAAGTTCAACATACCTTGAACGATATGACGTTGAACGATAAAGGCAAATGTGTACCATGCCATAAACTGTTCAGCTTCCTCATAAGACATTCCCAAACGTTGGAAAATGTTGATAAGGTCACCTTGTTTAAAGTGCATTTTGTCTTTCATCAAACGGTCAAGACGAGTTTCACAGTCTTTGAAACATAGGTAACGGATAGGTGTAGCATCACCTGTAGCTTGCATAGTGAATTTCTCAGTGAAACAGCAAGCATCTGATGTGTCATTGGCAAAGTCAGGAGCTTTAGTTCCCCATGTAAGACCTTCCATAATCCAGTCACCATTTTTAGCTTGTCTCAAAGCACCAAAGCTTGATTGCTCAAAACGTTTAAGAATGTCATTTACAAGCTCATCACCCATTCCTACTTCACGTAGAGAAGGTACAGCTTTAGACCAGTCACGAGAAATTCCAAAAGGAATTTTACCATCTTCATTTGTTAGGTTTTCTTTTGTAGCAAGTTGAGCTTTAGTACGCTCATACAAGTTATCAATAGCTTCACCCAAAAGAATATCAAAATTAGTTTCAGCCACTTTATTGTCCTCCAAAACGAACTCTACCAAATCGGTTCGTCTTATTTTCTTCTTGTTTTGGTTGTGTTTGTTCAACTTGAGGGTTCACCTTGCTAAGCAATTCACTTAGTTTTTGGAACTTCTCATCATTAGCTTGTTCATCAGCTTCTTTTGCTGAAAGTTTATCTTTAAGTTCTGCGTTTTCTGCTAATAGTTGCTCTTTTTCAGCAGTAAGGTCTTCAATAGCTTTAATAGCTTTAGTCAAAGCATCTTCTTCAACTTCTTCTTCTGTAGCTTCAACTTCCTCAACTGTTTCTTCTACTGGTTCAACAGCAGTTTCTTCAACTACTTCTTCTGTAGTCTCAGCAACTTCAACCTCAGGAGTTTCTACAACTTCCTCAGTCTGAGTAGAAAGATGTGCAAGAACTTTATCTAGAATTTCTTTTCTATTCAAGTATTCTTCCTCATTTCTTACTAATAGTGAAGGTTCATATCCTCCACTTTTTGCATTACCAGGATTTCCCACAAAGGAGAATCCTGTAATCTCAATATTATCTGTAATAGGAACATCAATGTCTCCACCATGTTCTACATTATACACAACTAGTTTTGCATATTCCTCAATATCATCATCTGTAATCTCTTTAGAATACCACATAAACTCTGATGAAATTGCGAATGGTTCATCTTGAATAATCAAGTCCTTAATGTTACTTAGATTTAGATTTACATGAGGTTTAACAAGTAGGTCATAACGTCCATTAGCATCTTGTACTAACTTCAAGTCAGACTTCTTAAAATAACCTTCTCTAACTGGGTAAGAGTTTAAATCTCTATGCCCTGTAGACACATAACCTTCAAAAGTACCATCAATGCTATCATACCATTTCTTAAGTGTACCTTTGCAAATATAAAGTCTAATTGTATCATCTTGGTATAAGATAGAACCCTCTGAAAGTAATGTCATGTAACCTTCTGAGTTTTCAACTTTTTCCACAGATAACTGTTCTCTCTCTTTATTTTTTGTAGAGAGGTTCATAATCATATCTAGGTTGTCTTTCTTTTCTAGGTAAGTCTCAATCTCAGACATGATTTGCTCTGCAATCTTTGTCTTAACTGGCATTACTCCTCAACCTCAAATAAATTATACTTTAATTTTCTCACTTTCTTGCCACCACAGGAAGCACAGTAAGCATATTCATAGGATACATTGTCTCTCTTAAGTCCTGCTTCTGTCTCTGGTGAATAAGGTAGTTGTTCTGTAGCTTCCTTCAAACTTTCAATGAGAACTAGGTCAGTAGTTTCATACCAACCTTCGCTCTCACTGTCATTTCCTGGATAAAACTCAAAGTATTTTCTTTGATTTGAAATGATACCCTTATCTGATAAGAAGTTCACACGAACTACCAAATCTCTGTTAAGAAAGCGAGCTACACGAAACTTACTCATTTAGTCTTCACCTTCACTTTCGTACCCTCAGTGATTGGAGAAATAACTTCTTTCTCATAACCAAACTGCTTGGCACGGATTTCTTTAAGGTGTTGAGCGTAAGTTTTACCAACTTCCTTAACTTCCATTATTTATCTCCTGCGTATGTAATAGGAAAGCCATAGCAATCAAATTCAGTGTCTTTAAGTGTAACTTCTTTAAGAGTGTAGTTAAACTCATATTTATCACCACAGCAGTAAGTGAATGACTTGAATTTCTTGTCTGTGACATCAAAGTATTGAATTTGTTCTTGACCTACAACAACTTTACGTAGTTGAGCAAGAATAGTTTCAGCTAAAGGTGACTTAAAGTTAAGTGTTTCACCTGCAACTTGGACTTTCAAATTCATTTCTGGAACTTTAATTGTAGCCATCTATGTGCTCCTTTCATCGAATGTTCTATATTTAGTATAACAAAAAATGAGAGTTTAGCAACTCTCATGTCATAAAGTTAAAATGTAATGTCTGAAAGGACTTTAGCTGTACCATTTTCAAGTCTGTACTTATTGATAAGCTCCATAATCTCTTCCATAGCTGTAGTGTCAAAGGTAGTGTCAAAGTCATTCAGGAACTCATCTTCTTTAACGTGAACTACTCCACGTACCTCAGCTTTAGCTCCTTTACCTTTTCCTTTACCTACCACATAACCTACAATATAGTTTGCGTAAAGATGTCCTGTAGACTGTTCCATAAGAGCACGTTGGTCTACAACAAAGGTGTAAACCTTTTCCTCTTTACCATCTTCACTTGTTTGTGTAGATACCTTAACACGGTTATCAAATGCTACATCTACGTTTACTGCATAAGAAGTACGAGGTGTACGTAGCATATTACCACTTCTACCAATAGTAGGAATTTTCTGAGTAACATTCTCTACTCCTCCATTGATAAGAACTTCTGCATCAAGGTCAGTAATATCTGCATATTTTCTCAATGTATATACAGGTTTTCCTGCTCTTACATATTCAGGTGTGATTTCTTTACGTTTATTATCTAAAAACCCTAGAACGTCACTAATAATTTCAGTCATTAAGTCTTCCTCCACTACGGTACATGTTTCTTAGTCCGTTTTTGTCTTCTATGTTCTTTCTCTGCTTCTCTAGTGAAAGTATGCTATAGATAAATGGTTTAGGTTTACCAAAATCAGTAACATATTTACCTTGAGATTGTTCATCTAGATTGATAAAGTCATTGTAAGTAGAAAATGCTTTCTCATTGGCTAATTTTGCATAAATCACAGTTACATCTGAATAATACATACTATCCATAACATAACCATATTGCATGTTGTACTCTTTACACAGAGTTAATACCATTTCTTCAACATCATCTAGCTCTATAATAACCATATCTTCATAGGCTAACCCTCTGTATTCATCAAGAGGTTTAATTTGTCCTTGTACTACAGCCCAGTTATATCTAACTAGGTAACTAACCAACTTGAAAAAAGGAAGGGTTGTTACTTAGGATTTTTGAGCAATTTTCCATTAGAGAAATATCAGTGATATACTCTGTAAGGTGTTCAGGAATACCTAATACCTCACCTACCAACTTCTCACAAGCATTGATTACAGTATCATCAAACACTTCATAAACTTTGAAGAAGTCCTCTGGAGTATAGATTTCTGTAGAGCCATCTTCTTTGAAGTTAGTAAAGGCTACAGAAATTACTGAGGCATAGTTTCTTACCTTACGTGCAATACGTGGAGTAATATACTTACCTTTTGCTGAGATTTCTTGTACATAAGCAGTACCATCTGCAACAATTTCAGCTCCTACTGGTGGTTCTCCCATAATAGGTAGCCACAGAGTAACTGTATAGTCTTTAGGTGATGTAGAACCAATTAGGGTACTGTCACCATTCACTACTGAGTTTGTAGGTGTTTGAATTGCTACAGGTTCTTGTGTTTGAGTTGCTTCTGTAAATTTACCATGTAATTTAGAAAGCTCTTCAATAGATAGAATATTATTAGTCATTTTTATCTCCTATACGATTAAGTTTTTCTTTAAGTACGCTTCTGCCATGTTAGAGTCAATATCTTTCAATCTGTCATATACATCTAGAATGTAAATATCATTGTTGTAGTTATAGCTGTTTGTAAACTCATAACTATCAAATTTAATATATTCTTCTAGACCAATAGCATTTTGTAAGATATGTACAATTTGTCCTATGAAATGGTCTCTCATAGGAATAATGGTATTCTTCATAGCATTGTCAATAATACTATGAGTACCAATGTTTGATACAGTTTTATCTGAGTCAAAGAGTCTAGCAGGAACTCCAAACATTCTACAAATAATTGCAGGAACATATTGAGCTAGATACTCAAGGAAATCTGTAGCCTTAGTATCTCTTTCTAACTGCTCTAAGTTTTGGAAGTTTCCTGAATACACAATGGCATCATTAAACTCAGTTTCTGAAAGTTTTTCTGCAAAAGCATTCATGTCTTCAATAATTTTCTTATTTCTTTCATGCTTTGCAGTTCTACCCATATCAAGTAGTTCACCACTACTGAATGATGTACCTTGTTCAACACTTTCTTCAATCTGCTCTTCTAGAGTATCTTTAGCTTGAAGTGCAATAGTACCAATACCATTTCTAGAAATGTCATAGTTCATTCTGTTTAATACATTTAGAATAAGCTCTACACGTTTTCTGTCTTTGAGTAATGGTGATACACAGAATACTTGTGAAGTGTCTATACGAACACAAGAGAACTCTTTGTCAGTAACAACTAAGACCTCTTTTTCATACTTCTTAGGGTCTTCCAAAATCTTTTGGATGTCCTCTGCTGAGTAGTCATTTACTGGTCTATTGTTTCCAGTCTTTTGGTCGAAAGGTGTTGTGTATACGTTTGTGTTCTTGATTAGGTAAGTAAGTGTTTGTCTTAATACTGGTTTTCTAGGGTAATCAATTACACAAGCTAGAATATCTTTAGGGTGAACTCCCACAAGACCTTCACCAGTGTTTAGAATACCATAATAACCATACTTCCTATAACCTTTAGCAACTTGCTTTAATACATCATAATTTCTTTGACCGTTAAAGTTAAGTGAGTAAAGATAGTTCCTTAACTTTTCATCTTTCTCAAAATTATCTGTAGTCAAGCTATTTGTAAACATATAGTTCACAATGTTGTCTAAAATATAATCTACATCAGGAAGGTCTAGGGCTAGTCTTTCAATATCCTCTAGGTTTTCTCCTACAGGTGTTCCCCTAAAGCCAGAGCTTTGGAAAACTAATCTATCCTTGTATTCTGCGTTAAAATACCTATCCATAGCACAATCGCCACCACAAGTATCTTTACGACATTTTCCACAGCTCATTAGCTACCTCCTAGGTAAAATAATTCAGCCACATGAAGAGATAGCAATACACTATCCAATTCATCAGGTGAATGTTTGAGTAATTTCTTAATTTCTGATTTAGGTCTGATTTTAACTAATCTTTCATCAGGTCTTTGTATTTCAGCAACAAATGACATCTGACGGCTAATACCATCCCAAACCTTTCTAACAAATGATACCCTTTGTGCTTCCATCATACCTCTTAACATCAAGTGCATTTCTGCTCTTCGGTTATAGGCATATTCAGCACTAGGGTCTTTTGCTAATACTTTAATTTCAGTAGGCTTACCACCAAAGTTAATGTCATAGACAGGACATTTAAGCTGTCCTGATAACCTTCTCATCTTGAGTGGTTGAACAATATGTGCTCCTCCACCTGCATCTATTCCGATAGCTTTAGCATTAAGTCTATTTGCTATAGTAACTATATTATTCACAATCTCTATAGCTGTTATACCGTCTATCCACTCAGCAGGCTTAATATTCTTGGTATCAACTGCTGTAAAGTGGTTATTCTTGTCTACCACTGACACAGTTACTTGAATACTGTCTGAACCCTTATAGGCACTATCCACTCCAATAAAGTAGTCTAACTCTTTGTTCGTTGGGTCAAAGCTATCAACAATGTCTGGTGAAGAGTCAAAGAATGAAGAACGCTCTGTAGGAAATTCACAAAGTAGGTTTTCCCTAATGGAGTCCTCGGTAATTGTAAACTGTGACCTCATCAGTTGGTCTTTAGTATACTTGATACTTCCTTCTTCCATTGCTGTAACTACATCTAGCCACATCACAAACTCATCATCTGCTAGGTCTTCATTTACCATGAAGTCATAGAAGTTGTTAAGTGAACGAGGGTTAGAGATTAGATACATAATCAACTTTCGTCCATCATCTGACTCAAACTCTCTACGACCCATGTGACCTAAGGCTATAGGTGAAATGTCTGATGCTTCATCACCAAACATATTACCACCACGTCCGATAACGTGGATTTTGGAAGGGTCTGTAAAGTTAGAACCTGCTGATAGACCTTCAAGTTTACCTCCATTACGGAAAGTAAAGCCTTCACTAGAGAATGATGAAAGTCCTCTCTTAAGTCTCTTGTCTACTGCTGTAACATCCCTTTCATCAAATGAAAGCATAGCTTTAACGTCGGGGTGAGACTTTACCAAGATTTCTCTTGCATGTTGAATAATAATTCCTGAATACTCTTGGGTAGAACCTACAGCATAACAGTTTTCACCTTCATAGGCAAAATGGTTAGACATAATTCCACACAAGAAAGATTTACCATAACGAGGTGTTGCTACACAGTAACCAGTCTTATAGTCTCCACTTAAGAAAGCTCCAAACTGTACTGCTTGAGACCACCATAACTCAATGTTAAATTCAGAAAGGGCTGTAGTAAATCCTAGCTTATAGTATTCAAGCTCCTTCTCAATACCATGTTTTTCCCTAATTGTGTTTCGCTTAAAGTGCTTTGGTATTTTACCCTTCACAGCATCCTTAAGTTGGTCTTGAGGAGTTACCTTGTCTAGAAGGATTGATAGCTTTTCTCTGTTAGATAAAACCTTACGCTTTTGAGTAAGTAACCCAACATCTGCATCTTGGGTGTGCATAAACAATATCTCCTCCTGTATAACTAAGGTCTTCTTGAATATCCACAGAAGGTGCTACACTAGAAAAGCTTTCTGTTACTGGTATTGTTAAACCATTCATAGCTAAACAGATAGGGCATGTTCTACTGTCACCTACACAGTTCCAAGTCTTTTCAATCTTTGTATCTGTGACTAATTCAAACAGCTTTGCACTTTCCACAGAAGCTTTTTCAATAAGCATTTGAATTTCACTCATTGCTATTCTGTCAATCTTGTGCTTAAACTCGTCTAGGAGATTTTGAACATTTACTGTCTCGTCTGAGTCTAATACCTTAGACCTTAAGTCAATAGCATGAGCATTAAATATCTCTTTTAGCCTTCTATAGTTACTTCTAGCATAATCTGTTGTGTTTACACCATTACGGACTTCAATAGTCTCTTGTGGAGTCATGTCAATACCTAGAGAGTCTAAGATATAGTCAATCTCACCAACAAATACTTGAGAGTAAGCGTCAATGAGATAACCAATCAATAATTCTTCTACGCTGACATAATCACCCATATTCACAACAGATGAAATATACTCTTCTAGAAGCCCGTAGATTTCGTCATAGTGCTTCTTGAATAAATCATCTTTAGGACTATGGTGTGCCATTACATGTCTCCAAAAAGCTCATCAAGTTTAGCTTTAGTATAGTTCTTAAGCTCTTCAACTCCATCCTTAGTGTCATGATTAACATTGACTGTAGTTTGTGTAGCTTTACCTTCAATACGGTCAGCCCATTCTTTACGTTCAATGCTATCGTCAAATGAAGCCATAATCTGCAACATAGCATTCTTAGCTACAGGAGTACATGGAGGGATTTGACTATATACTTCAAAACCAACTGAGTTGATTAGCTCTTCCTCTGGGTCAATCAATCCCCAACGCATTTGATAAAGTCTAAGAGAGTCTTCATCTAGCAAGCTAAGCTCTCTCATAGTCTCTGAATAAAGTTTAGATTTAGTTGCCATGAGCAGTTCCTTTCGATTTAGTTAAACACACAGAGGGAGTCCAACCCTCTCTCGTATTGCGATAGTGTGTCAAGTCCTTAGAGATAAAATGAAAATACACCCTACTGGGCTTGAACCAGTGACACTACGCTTAGAAGGCGTATGCTCTATCCAACTGAGCTAAGAGTGTATAATGACGGAATTTTACCGTCATTTTGTATTCACATGAGTGATACCTATTAACCAAAGTACGTAGTCAGAGTCGAACTGACGCTCAAAGGGTTGCAACCTTTTGCCTTACCTCTTGGCTATACGTACATATCCTATAGGGTGTTACCCCTATAGAAATCATAAGGAGATTGTCCTCTTATGGCTTTCATCCATAAAGCGTACAAGTTAATTGTACCACAATCAACCTAAGCTGTCAACTGCATAAAGTCCTAATAAAATTGCTTCTGCTTCATCATCATTTGTGACAGTAAAGCCTTTGTCTGTGCAAATACCAATAGCTCTAGCTTTAGCTTCTGAGCGTTTACCATTTAGTCCATAAGGCTTTCTCCAAACGGTAGGAGGTACTAGCTTTATACCACAAGACTTAAGTTCCCTAATCACAAGTCCTTGAACAATACCAAGCACTACTAAAGTCTTTTGATTAGAGATTACCTTTAGCTCTTCGATATAGGCATAATCAAACTTACCATACTTTTCACAGAGAAGCCTAATGAACTCAGCCATATACTGTCCTCTGTCAATAAAATCTTTTTCATCACTTGTGATTGTACCATAGTCACTAACTTTGCCATTCTCAATGACACAGTAACCTGAACTCCTTGACGAAAGGTCTAACGATAGAATTTTTACCATGATGAAATTATACCACAATCAAAAATCAATGTCAACCCTTTTTTTGAAGTGATATAAATTCGTATATGCACACTTTTGGTGGTTAATAATATAGACTATATATAATATATAATCTATTAGGTAATAGGTATAATATATAATATATTACCAAATTATATAATTATATTATATAATTTAATAATATTATTACCATAAAAAGTATACATATACGTTTTTATATCACTCTAGAAAATTTACTTTCATTTTCGATTGTGATATACTCTTTTTGGAGGTGTCTATGAAAACTAAAATAATTTGGTATTTTAATCAAGATAAAAAACACAGAGGAACTACCTTTGTGAAAAAAGACGAATACCTTTTAGCCTTAGACTTTGAAGATAATGACTTAGTTAATCAAGACCTTAAGACACAGATTAAGCAATTTCTTAAAAGGACTTATCGTGTAAAGGTACATCAGCTTACTTACCAAGCTAAACCACTAGGTGAAGTGTGTAAGCTTTTTGGAGGTAGAGATAAGCTTTGTGAAGAGCTAAATATCACAGAAGAACAGCTTTGTGAATTAAACCTAAACTTTACCAATCCACACATTAAGTCTAAGCTATTAACCAATTACCTCTTACCAGTTCTTACAGACCAACAGTTCGCTAATTGGCTTTATTCAACTGTGTATAATTTATATAATGACATCAAAGAACCATTACTCATTTACCCTAATGCAATTAGCTCATCATTTTACCAATGGTTACACAGAGATAGTCATTACTCTCACCTAAACCCTATAATGCTAGGTAAAAAGCTTCCTAGTGCTATGATGATAGGTGATTATATCTATGAGCATAGAGGAGAATACTCAAAAATATACAATGAATATTTAAACAGTTTAAGTGAATATATATTCAATACCTATAATCATTTACCTGAGTATATACCTAGTCTTAAACATAGACTTACCCTTAAGCTTAAAAGAAATAATATATTAGTCTCAGATAGGCTTAATACACTAGGCATTACCTATAAAGCTTATACAGGAATGTTTAGTCAAGTTAGTCCTATAATGACTCATTACATAGAGACTATAGCCAATGATGTAAGAATGAATAAATATGACATTTTATTCACCATAGTCTTAGACTCAGTAGACTATTATGCTAAGAAACCTAGCTATAAACGTAGGGTTACCAATAAATTCCTAAAAGAACAAGATGTAAAATTATACAGATAAAGCTTATATTTATACTATAGGCTTTTCTTTTTGCATAAATATAATATAGCATGAAATTTACCTAAAAATTTTATAGGTGAATGAGTAAATATGCGATAATAGAAAATGAATTTGATTTTTAATCGACTACTACCTTAGAGGAGACTAGCATGATTTTTACCTTTGGTACTAACATGTTTTTATCATAAAAAATTTATTGGTGAATAGAGAAATCTGGCTAGCATGTTTTTGTTGTTATTTTTTAATGGTGAATAGTAACAC